GTGATTACCGCACGGCTCAACCGGTCGCCACGGGACGAGATCGATTGGTTCCGGGATCGCCTGGAGCGGGAGGGATTCCCGTTCTTCGTGGCGACGCAGATGGGCCAGCCGCATTCATATCAGCGGATGAACGAGATCCGAGCTTGGCTGACGGTCCGAAACCCCCGAGCGGCCACGCAGAGAGGCTGGAAGGTCCGGGACTGCTTGGGATTCGGCATTTACTGCGTCGGCTTTCATGACCAAATCCTCGCCACCGAGTTCAAGATCCACTTCGGATGATGATCCCAATGGATGAAACCGCGCACTTCCGGTGGTGGTTCGCCTGTGAAGGCTTCCCGCATTTCGTCGAGGCCAAGCTCGATCAGCCCATGGTGCAAGCATTCGAGCGCGCTGAGCAGATCCGTGAATGGCTGCGGAGCGTAGAGGGCTGGATAGACCGGCATGACGGACTGATGGGTGTCCGCCTTGTGGGGTTCAAAAATCCGGATGATGCGTTCGCGTTCAAGTTGCGATGGGGCTGAATCAAGCTCAGATCCGATGATTCCGAGGCGATGATTCCCTCTGTATTCGAAGATTCCGTCCAGATCCGGGGCGGATACGTTCGTCAAGCTTGATATTATCGGCCGGTTCGCGGATATACGATGGTACTGAGGTGCCGCGTTGCCGATCATTCCACGATCACAGCCCTTTACGCTCCCGCCGTGGGACACAAACGAACGCAAAACGGCGTCGCGTCGTATGTGGGCGGCCGGCTTTCCGGTTGTCGTGTTCACGCGTCGAATCCCGAACAGAACGGTCAGTGAGGCTGCTGTCGAGGTCGAGTCTTGGCTTGCCGATCGGGGCCAAGAGAAGAGCTGGAAGGTCGGACGTGGGTTGGCGTGGGCCAGCTTCCCGCATCCCGAAGGCGCCGTGCTGAACGTGGGATTCCGCTCCAACAGTGACCTCGCGGTCGAGTTCAAGATGGTGTGGGCATGACCATGCCGGCCGATCTCGATGCCGTTGAGCGAGCCCTGGGTGAGACTGTGGCCGCCAGCGCCGCGACGCTCGGCTATCCCATCACGTTCGGCTTTTGGCATCACCGTTGGCGGACCGGTCAGCGTGAAGAAGTGCTGGCCTGGATCTCCGAGCGCGAGATGGACCGGCCGCAAATCCTAGAAATCTTCCCGTTGGTCTTCGTGTCACTGCGGGACGGCGGCGACGCGGCGTTCGAATTCAAGATGCGGTGGAGCTGATGCGCGAGGACGCTCCGGACGAAGGGTTTACGACCCGATTCCTCGACGACCTCGTGTCGGACTCTGCGGCCGAAATGGGTTTCCCTTGGACGTTTGCGGTCGCTCGGGTTCAGGAGCGGGCGGTCGCCGATTGGCTGGCCGAGCAAGGGATCGAGGACGTCCGACACTCCATTGCCGGCCTCGGCACGCAATACGTCTCCTTTCGTCCCGATCAGGCCGTTCAGGCTTTCGCGTACCGGATCAGGTTCGGCGGGGTGGCATGAGCAAGCATCACACTCACAGCTTCACCCTAGACCCGTACCCATACGACGCTCTGTGCTCGCAGATGACGCGCGAGGCGGTCGACCTCGGGTTTCCCCATACGGTGATGATCCACGCGTCCGCATGGCACGACGTGCTCAGGGACGTGATGGCTTGGCGCGACGAAAACTGTCCGGCCGGAACGTCGATGGTCAGCACGCCCTGGCTGAACGCCCCTGCCTTCGTGTCCTTTCAGTGCGAGGACGATGCTCTTCACTTCCGGATGCGGTTCACCTGATGGCCTTCGCCAAGACCAGCGACCAACTCGCCCGCATGCGTGCCGCCGTGAACGTGGTGCATCGTGAGGCCAATGGCCGGCACAAGCGATCCTCGACGAAGGCGGACCTCGAAAGCCGCCGGAAGGAATCTGAGGATCAGATCATGGCCGTCGCGTTGGCCCAACCTCATCGCAGAAGCTTGCCCAAAACGCGGATTCGAGACGATGGCCGGCGGCAGGACGTCGACCCTCGCGACCCGCTCGCCGGCTTCGCACTCGGCCGGCTCTTCCTCCACGGGGTGATCAGCCGGGATCAGCTCGAAGCGGGCCAGAAATATACGAGCCTTTTCCTGCGTCATGGCCACCACGTCGTCGGCGTCCTGCCCCGGTTCCCGTCCGCCGCGATCAACGACGTCGCGTCCGGAATCTCCTGTGCCGCCGAGATGTCATACGAGGAGGCCGTGGCGCTCAAACGGTCGTGGAACGAGGCTCAGACGGCTCTGGCCGACACGTTCGAATGGCGGGCCTGCGCTTCGGCCCTCATGCATGTGTGCGTCCTCGATAGGGAGCCCGGTGACGCTGCAATGCTTGGATCTCTCCGCGTCGCGTTGAACGCGCTCGGGAACCTGTGGAGTGACCGCCGTTCGCGTCGATAGGTGTTGACACGTTATAACGTTGTGGATATGTCAGACGAATAGAGTAGCGAGAGCTGCGACTTGAAGGCTTGAGCCTCGTCGCCCGCGCCGCCTGACGTTTCCCGTACCGCTTCGGCCATCCCTCCGCCCCATGGAGGGGTCGCGCTATGTCCGACCTCCACGTGGTCGCCCTGTCCGGTGGTAAGGACAGCACGGCGCTCGCCCTTCGCCTCGCCGAAATCGAGCCCCGCGATTACACCTACGTCATCACCCCGACCGGCAACGAACCGCCGGAGATGATCGCGCACTGGAAGAAGCTCGGCGACATGCTGGGCAAGCCCCTCAAGCCGATTGTTGCCGCCAGCCTCCAGGGTGAGATTCGCCGACAGAAGATGCTGCCCCGGCATAATGCCAGGTGGTGTACCCGGAAGCTGAAGCTCGAACCCTATTACCGCTGGCTCGGCCAGAACACGCCCTGCGTCTCGTATGTGGGCCTGAGAGCGGATGAAGCCGGTCGAACCGGAATGCTCTTCCCTGGCTCGGACGGCATCACCATGCGCTTCCCCATGAAGGAATGGGGTTGGACGATCAGCGACGTTCGCTCCTACCTCGACGGGAAGGGCGTGACGATCCCCGAGCGGACGGACTGCGCCCTCTGCTTCTGGCAGAAGCTGGGTGAATGGTACAAACTCTGGAGAGACAATCCCGCCGCTTATGCCGAGGGCGAAGAGCTTGAAGCCTTCGTCAGCACGGCACGCGGTGAAGAGGCGACGTTCCGCAGTCCCCAACGGGATAGCTGGCCAGCGGCGCTGAAGGATCTCCGCAAGGCATTCGAGGGCGGCCGGGTTCCGACCCTGAGCCTCCGCAAGATGGAAGACACCCGCCGAGAGACCGGCGAGTGTCGTGCTTGCACTCTTTGAGTGATTGAAAGGTCAGCGGCGCACGAGGTGAGGGTGCCTAGCAGCGGCATCGTTTAGTCTCTGGACGATGTCGACGCCGTTGATGATTACGCCTCCGCCGCCGCCAAAAGTCACGCCCGGACCAATTTGGAAGCCTTCCCCTGAGATGGTCTCGACGAGCGTCCAACTACCATCTGGCTCACGCTTGTAGGCAGCGAGGAGTTCTTGGTCTGTCATGAATGCCTCCTAGGTTGTTGGGCCGAGACCTTGGTTGCAGTTCTATGTTCTGTCGAGCCTTGAACTTGGGGTACCCAACGCCCAGACACACAGACCTCAAGTGTTGAAATAAAATCAACGAAAATCAGGATCTATCAAATGGCTGTTGGCGGAAGGCGCCCCGGCGCTGGCCGACCCAAGGGCGCGAAGAGCAAGATCACTCGGGAACGCGAAGAGGCGATGCATCGCGCGGCCCAGACGATTGCTGCGGTGATCCCTGGCGCGTTCGACGGTGACGCTCACGCACTCCTCATGGCCGTGTACCGCGATCCTACTCGGGAATGGGCGTTGCGTGTTCAAGCCGCGTCCAAGGCGATCCAGTACGAGAAGCCGGCGCTCTCCAGTGTCGAGGCCAAGGTCATCGCGACAATTCAGGACGCGTCCGAGGACGATCTCGACGCCCAGATCCGCATGATGGCCGTTGCGGCAGGATTGGCCGGCGATGGAGCTACTGAGCACTGAATCCGCGTCCCTCGGGCGTCTCGATGCGAAGCGGCGCCTCGCCGTCCTGCTGGCCGAGAAGGCACGGCGCCGCGAGCGCACGAAGCTCCTCCGCCTCTACCCGGACGAAGGCCCGCTCCGCCGAGAGCTTTACCCGAAGCACATGGCGTTCTTCCGGGCCGGTGCGACGGAATACGATCGCTGCATGCTTGCCGCGAATCGCGTCGGCAAATCGTTCGGTGTGGGTGGATACGAAACCGCGCTGCACCTGACCGGCCGGTATCCCGAATGGTGGGATGGCCGGCGCTTCTCTCACCCCGTCGAGTGGTGGGCGGCCGGCGATACCTCGGAGACGACCCGCGACATCGTCCAGGCGATTCTGATGGGTCCGCTGGAGAGCGTTGGCACGGGGCTGATTCCGGAAGCGGACATCATCGGCAGTCCATCGCGACGCTCCGGTGTGACCGGCGCATTCGATCAGGTCCATGTCCGCCATGTGACCGGCGGGGCCTCGCTCCTCGGCTTCAAGAGCTTCGACCAGGGGCGGAAGAAGTTTCAGGGCACCGCCAAGCACGGGGTCTGGCTGGACGAAGAGCCGCCGTCCGACGTGTTCGACGAATGCATGCTCCGTCTGATGACCACGGACGGCCTGATGCTCTGCACCTTCACCCCGCTCAGCGGCATGACGGAAGTGACCATGCGCTATCTCGGGACAGTGAAGACGCCGTGACCTTCTGTGTTCAGGCGACGTGGGACGACGTTCCGCACCTCACCGCCGATCAGAAGCAGAAACTGTGGGACGCGATTCCGCCGCACATGCGCGACGCTCGCACGAAGGGAATTCCCGTCCTTGGGTCCGGTCGCATCTTCCCGATCGCCGAGGAAGAGATCCGCGTCAAAGCCTTCCCGATCCCGCCAAGCTGGCCACAGCTCGTTGGCATGGATTTCGGGTACGACCATCCGTTCGCGGCTGTGCGAATCGCCTGGGACCGCGACAACGATACGATCTACGTCGTCTCCGGCTTCCGGAAGCGCGAATCCACTCCGGTGATCCACGCGGCCTCGATCAAGCCGTGGGGCTCCTGGCTCCCCTGCGCGTGGCCGCACGATGGCTACCAGCACGACAAGGGCTCGGGCCTCGCCCTGGCTGAGCAGTACCGGGCTCAAGGGCTCGACATGCTCACTGAGCACGCAACGCACGAAGAGGGCGGGTTCGGTACCGAAGCTGGCATCATGGAGATGCTGGATCGGATGCAGACCGGCCGGTTCCGCGTGTTCGCCCATCTCGACGAATGGTTTGATGAGTTCCGGCTCTACCACCGGGAAAACGGTCAGATCGTGAAGAAGCACGATGACCTTCTCAGCGCGACCCGCATCGCCGTGATGATGCGCCGGTACGCGATCGTCGAGCCCAAGAAGACCGAATGGAAACCGCCGGACAGGCGCTGGGTCGTCTAACCCGACAGGACTGAACGATGCCCTATCCTGCCGACATTCCCGGATCGCAGCGGGTCTACCTGAGCGATCCCGCGACCGGCCTGCCTTACGGCGCCTCGAATCCGATCCCGACCGGTTCGGCTGCGGCGGCCGGCTCCACACCGCTCACCTACCGCCAAGTAACCGACGTTTCGACGTCGACCGCGCTCCCCAACATCCCCGGCGACGCGACGGTCGCGACGGTCATCCCCGATGGTGCCGGCGTCCGCATGCGCAAGGATGGTACGGCTCCCACGGCTGCGGTCGGCATGCCGATCCCTGTCGGCGGTGGCGTGAAGCTCTACGGGGCGGAGATTTCGGTGGCACGGTTCATTCAGCAATCGGCCGGCGCGATCCTCAACGTCGAGTATTCCAAATGAGCGACTACTTCCCGGTCGTCTCGGGCGGTGCGGCCATCGACAGAATCGTCAACCAGCCTTTCACCATCGGAATCACGTCGGCCACGCCCGGCGACTTGTCGGTGTCTATCTCCTCCCAGACATGCCGGTACGATAAGCTCGGCGACTTCGTGGACGTCTCGATGGGGTTCGCGTTTACGCCGACCTACACGACTGCTGCCGGCAACTTTATCCTGACCGGATTGCCGTTCCCCGCCGACGGCGACACCGCTTCGAACTTGATTCAGATGGCGATCGGCAGTGCGTTTCCCTGGCCCAATACGGCCACGCAAATCGCGCTCGCGCCTCAGTCCGGCACCGCCACCGCAATCATCCTGGGCCAGAAGACAAGCGCGGGCGGACAGGGCGCTCAAATTACCGCGTTCACCTCGGGCACGGCCTACACGCTCCGATTCCGAGGGCGATACCGCACCACCCGCGTGTGACGATCAACTCCGGGGCGGTCGATCCGACCCAATAAGCCCGCCTCGCTCAGCACTCCGATGCTGCGGGCTCAAGGAAACCACATGGCCGCATCGCCGAAGCTCGCCGCGAGGGGGGTCGATTCCTCACGCCGCGATGCTGACAGCGCTCTGCTGCGCCTGATCGACGATGAGGTCTCGAACGGCATCACGTTCGAAAACGATGACCTCGTGGGCGACAAGGCGATTCGTAGCCGCAAGGGCGAACGCGACGCTGCTCTCGACTACTATGACGGCGTGATGGACGATCTGCCATCCGAGCAAGGTCGCTCCTCTGCGGTCTCTCGCGATGTGGCCGACGTCACGGACACGATGCTCCCCGGCCTCATGCGGGTGTTCGCTGGTGCCGACAAGGTAGCGATCTACGCGCCGAACAAGCCCGGTGACGAAGAGATCGCGTCACAGGCCACTGACTACATCAATTACGTCTGGACCAACGAGATCAACGGGTACCAGATTACCCACACATGGATCAAAGATGCCCTCGACGTCCGCAATGGAATCGTCAAGGCGTATTGGGATCAAACCCCGGAATACGAGAGTGAGGATCTGCGCGGCCTCGTTGAGGACCAGATCGTCGCGCTGCTCGAAGACCCTGAGGTCGAGCTGATCGGCGCTGACGGACGCGATCAAATCATCCGCGATCCCGCCTCGGGCCAGATGATTCCGCTGACCGTCTATGACGTTCGAATCAACCGGGCGACCACCAACGGCAAGCTCGTGGTCGAGAACGTCCCTCCGGACGATTTCGGCATCTCAAAGGGCGCATCCTCGATCGAGACCGCCCGCGCGGTGTGGCACCGCTCCAGGGTCTCGCGCTCGGACCTCGTCAAGCAGGGCTATCCCCGCGACGTCGTTGAGGATCTGCCCGCGTACGGCTCCCGCAAGTCCCGGGGCGACGCGGATCGATACGAGGACGACGACACGCGAAGCTCGCTCGCGAGTGAGACCGGCGCCACCGCCGAGGTCGAGGTGATCGAGGCGTATGTGCGCTTCGACTATGACGACGACGGCATCGCCGAGATGCGCAAGGTCGTGGTCGCTGGCTCGTCCGGTGGTCGCGAGCCGCTCTCGAATGAGCCGTGGACGGAGGAAGTCCCGTTCGTCTCGATGACAGGCCAGCCGGTGCCGCATCGGTGGATGGGCCGGTCGACATTCGACAATGTCGGCGACCTGCAGCGGGTCAAGACAGCGCTCCTGCGCGGCGTTCTCGACAACATCTATTCGCAGAATCGCCCGCAGCGCTGCGTGGTCGACGAAGCGATCATCAACCCTGACGAGGTGCTGAACCCGACCTATGGCGGCGTCATCCGGATCAAGAGGGGCCACACGGCTCAAGGCGCGATTCAGGATCTCGTGGCGCCGAACATCTCGGGCAACATCCTCGCCGGCATTCAATACATCGACAGTGTGATCCAGCGTCGGACCGGCGTATCCACCGCCACCGCGTCACTGGATTCCACGGCCTTGGAGCCGCAGACGGCGACCGCCGCGTCCCTCGAACACGATGCCTCCTATGCCCGCGTCGAGCTGATCGCGCGGAATATGGCCGAGATGGGCTTCAAGCCTCTCTTCTCGAAGCTCCTGCGCATCATCGTCCGCAATCAGGATCGCCCTCGCACGGTTCGCCTGCGCGATGAGTGGGTGGCGTTCGATCCGGTCGGTTGGAATGCCGCGATGGACGTCTCGATCAACGTCGGCCTCGGCACGGGCTCCCGCGAGCGCGACCTCACGATGCTGTCCGGTATCCGCGCTCGTCAGAATGCGATCATCGAACAACTCGGGCTCGAAAACCCGGTGGTTACTCCATCCATGGTCGTCGCGGCCGAGCATAAGATGGTCGAGGCGGCTGGCGTCAAAGATCCGGAACAGTTTTTCCGGCCGATCACCGCCGAGGAATTTTCGCAGTGGCAGGCGTCGAAGCCGCCGGCTCCGCCCGATCCGAAGCTCCAGGCGATCCAGGCCAAAGCGCAGATGGATCAACAGACGCTCCAGGCCCGCGCTCAGGGCGATCAACAGCGCATCCAGGCCGATGTCGCCATGGATCAGGCGAAGCAGGCTGCGGAGCTACAGATGGCCCGTGAACGGCTTGAGCAGGAACACGCGCTCAAGGTCGAGCAAATGAACCGGGACTTCGAGCTTCGTCGTGCTGAGATGGAGAACGAGGCGCAGCTCCGGGCCGTCTCGATGGCGACCGGCGTCCAAGGCGTCTCCACGAATATCCCGAGGCAGTGATGGCCGACCGCGTCGCTCAGGCCATTGCCGCCCAACAGCTCCTCGACAACGAGACCTTCCTCGCCCTCCTCGCCAAGATCGAGGCCGACGCTGTCGATGAGCTTGCCGCCGCTGACGTTTCCAACCCGGCTTCCCTGATCCGCGCCACCGCCGATCTGCAAGCCGCTCGCCGCGTTCGTGAAGCCGCCGAATCCCTCGTGACCACCGGCATCGCTGCACAACGCGTTCCGCCCACCGTCGCCTGACGGCACGGGCACGCCAACCGAACGAGCCCCACATGTCTGAACGCGATAACTCGGCCCCGGCTGAGACCGCACCTGTGCGCGATGACTTTGCCCCCGAGCCCAACGCTCACGACGTCGCGCTGTCGCTGTCCGACGATGGCTTCGATTTCGACGATGACGACGGCGATCCGAACCCGGCAGATCCGGCCTACGATCACGCCGAGCGTCAGGTCGAGCAGCCTCGCGGGGAGAAGGGTCGGTTCGCACCGCGCAATCCGCAGCCTCTGACGCAGGACGACGAGGACGGCGAGGACGGTGACGAATCCGACGTCGAGCCGGAAGACGATGGCACCGATGCGGATGGCCTGGAAGCCAATGCTGACGGCGAGGCCGGCAAGCAGGGCAAGGGCAAGGACGGCGAGGCCAAGGACACCGCCAAGGTCGTCGAGATCGATGGCCACCAAGTCCCGATCGACGAAGTCCGTCGCGGATTCATGCGGCAGGCCGACTACACGCGGAAGACGCAGGCCCACGCCGAGGAAGTCCGACAGTTTCAGACGATTCGGCAACAGACCGAGGCCGAGCGCGGTGAACTCGGCAACATCCTGAACATCGCGGTCGAGGTGCTTCGGACCCGCATGCCCTCGCCACCGGATCGCAACATGATCCGGACCGACCCGATGGGCTTCATGGAGCAGCAGCAGGCGTATCAGGAAGCGGTCGAGGAGGTGAACAAGCTCCTCTCCGCGCAACAGGGCGTCGGCCAGCGTCAGACCGAAGAGCAGAGGGCCGCGCAGGATCAGGCCGAGCGCGCCCGTCAAGCTCAGACCGCCGAGGCCCTCCAGCGCGAAGCCGAGCTGATGGCGCAGACCATGCCGGAGCTGAAGACGCCCGAAGGCCAGAAGGCGTTCTTCGCAGATGCCACGAAATTCGGGGAGCGCTGCTACGGCCTCACCCCAAACGATGTGATGGGCATTCAGGATCACCGCGCCCTGCGCGTGCTCAAGGACGCCATCGCGTACCAGAAGCTCCAGGCGAAGAAGCCGGAAGCTCTCCAGAAACTCCGCAACGCCCCTCCGATCCGGGCCGCCGTCAGGCAGTCACCGGGCACACGGCAGGGCCAAGCCTCCAGACAAGCACGTGACGCGTTCAGTCGTAACCCGACCATCGATGGCGCCGTGGCAGCTCTCCCGGACTCTCTGTTCGGGATCGATTGATCATGACCAGATCAGGCTTCCCGCATAGCGGCCCCTGAACGGTCCAGCCCCATCCGAGGACCACATGGCACAGCTTGCCGGCACTACCGATACCTATGACATCCGTGGGGGTCGCGAAGACCTTCAGGACAAGATCTTCCTCCTCAACAAGGCGGACACGCCCTTCATGGCCAACATTGGTCGTGGCAAGGCATCTGCCGTGAAGCACGAATGGCAGACCGATACTCTCGCGCCTGCCAACCTGAATAACGCGGTACTCGAAGGCGACGAATACGCTTACGCTGACGTAACGCCGACCGTCCGCGCGGGCAACTACTGCCAGATCTCGCGTGAGACCGTCCTCGTCTCCGGTACCGCTCAGGTCGTCGACAAGGCCGGACGCAAGGACGAGGTCAAGTACCAGTCCGTCAAGCGCGGCCTCGAACTGAAGAAGGACATGGAGGGCATCCTCCTCTCCGCTCAGGCTTCCAATGCTGGTGGTGCCGCTGGTGCCGCTGCCCGTCGCCTCGGCGGCTTCACCGCGTGGCTGACCTCGAACGTCTCCCGTGGTGCCGGTGGCGCTAACGGCGGCTACAACGCCACGTCTGGCCTCGTCACTGCGCCCACCGCAGGCACCGCCCGTGCGTGGACGGAGAACATGCTCAAGGACGTCCAGCAGGCCGCGTATCAGTCCGGCGGCAACCCCGGCATGCTGATGATGCCCGTCCAGCAGAAGCGCGTGTTCTCCAGCTTCGCCGGCCTCGCTCAGCAGCGGAGGGATACCGGCGATAAGGCCGCGACCATCGTCGCTGCGGCTGACGTCTACGTGGGTGACTTCGGTCGCCTCGCTGCCGTCCCGAACCGTCAGATGGCCAACGGCAACGTCCTCGTGATCGACCCGGACATGGTCAAGCTGCGGACCCTGCGCCCGCTGTTCGTCGACAAGCCCGCGAAGACCGGCGACGCCGAGAAGCGCGCGATGATCGTCGAGTACACGCTCGAAGTCTCGAACGAAGCCGCGCACGGTCTGATCGCCGACCTCTCGTAAGCGGCGACCCTTCCACCGATCCCGAAATCAACGTGAGCGCCGGTCCGCGAGGCCGGTCGCTTGCCTATGCGAGGACACTCCCATGGCACAGTCCAACCTCCCTGCCGCGAAGACGACGGTCCCGCCCGTCATCGACACTACGAAGCTGACCGGCGCCCGTCCCGATCCGCGCGGCGACATCAATCCCGGCGTACTCACGGACCAGCCCGGTACGCCCGGCGTCAATCCGGTGACGAATCGCGATGATAGCCTCACCGCCGAGGACGGCGTCACGCTCCGCGCTCCGACGAGCAACGAGCCTCTGAACCCGCCGATTCCCGAGCCGGTCGAGGATGAGAAGCCGTCCACTCGGTATATCGAGATGGTGGCAAAGCGCGATCTGTGGCCGCGCGACGGCAACAAGCACCGCCCGGCAAGCCTCGACGACGGCGCCGAGTGGCGTGTCCGCGCCGGAGAGACGGTCAAGCTGCCGTCGAACGAGGCGATGGACCTCATGGAAAACGACGTCGCCGAGCGCGCGAACAAGCGCGAGGGCTGATCGATGTACGATTCTGCATCTCTCGCCTCGGACGGGTTCCGCCAGATGGGCTCCGACCCTGAAACCGGGCGGGAGGTGTGGGTCAAGATCGACGGCAACAAGATGACCGTGCGTGAGTTCGCGCCGGTCGATGAACTGCTCGAAGACAACGCTGTCCTCCGCTCCGAAACCGCCGGCACGCGTCACGCTGACGGGCTCAGTCTGGTGGCACGCATCCCCGAGCACATCATGCACAATCGGCTGATGGAAGCGCTCAGACAGGGCGACAACGCCTATCTCGATCGGTGGCTGAACGACCCCGATCACAGCAAATTCCGCGTTCGTGGCGGGTGTATTTGATGCCGCCTCGGTTCATTCCCCTCGCACGCATCCCCCATCCGTCCGGGCGTCCTCTGCGTGAGCCTGAGCGTCGAGGATGGGCCTATGCGCAGGGTCCGAATGAGCCCGGTTTCTTCCGCACGCCGCGCCTGAACGCTCCGCCTGTCCAGCACATCCGGCAGGCCACTGACGTCTTCGCGGTCGGCTTCGTCGATCACACGATCCTTGATGCCCAGAGCGAATTCGAGTGATGCTCGACACCTATCAGGATCTCGTCGCATCGATCGAGGATTACCTCGAACGGGCGGATTTGCTCGACCGTATCGGCACCTTCGTTCGGCTCGCCGAGCTTCGTTTGACGCGTCGCCTCGGCCTTGCGGAAAACGAGGTTCAAGCCCGTCTGGATCTCGTCGCCGGCCGCGCTCCTCTCCCGAATGACTATTCCGCTGTCCGTGGTGTGACCGGCGCTCAGGGCTGGGATCTCGAATACGTCCCGCCGCATGTGTTCCTGGGCACCTACGGGCGCGGATTCGGTCTGCGCCGGCTCGGCCAGGGCGACGGATACGACGACGTCCGTGATGGCATCGGCGGCATCGACGGGGGTGGCCGTCCGCGCTGGTACACGATCCTCGGCTCGATCCCGCTGGACGATATCGACGTGGACGTGTCGGTCTGGCCGAATGGACTGAATCAGCCGTTCCTGCTCACCGCCCCGGCCGGCACCGGGCAGATCAGCCTGCTCTACCGCCAAGGCGTTCCATCGCTTGGCCCGACCCGCGCCTCGAACTGGCTGCTGGCCCGCAATCCCGACCTCTACCTGTACGCTTCCCTGCTCGAAGCCGAACCGTTCCTTGAGAACGACCGTCGCGTCTCGCTCTGGCAGTCGATGCTTGAGACGGCGATCAGCGACGTGACGTCACTCGACCGTGAATCCCGCTGGGGCCGCGCTCGCATGCGCTCCTTTGAACCGACGCCTTAAGCTGGAGCTGCACGATGGCGCTGCCCCCGATCACCGATTACGATAGCCTCGTCCTCAACGTGTCCGACTACATCGCTCGGAACGATCTTGAGGACTATTACCCGACCTTCATTCAGCTCACGGAAAACCGTTTGAACTCGGCCCTGAAGGTGCCGGGGATGGAGACGGAAACCACGCTGACGCTCAGTGCCGATGGGACCGTCGCCACGCCCTCGGCCTATGTCGAGTGGATCTTGGTGTCCTGGCGCTCTGCTCCGACCGCGCGTGCTCAGCGACTGCGGTACGTCGAGGCGAACTCCCCCGAATTCACCCATCGCCACCGGCCGAACGGCTCAGCTCAGTACTACACGGTCGCCGGCAATAAGATCCGTCTGGCTCCCGCACGCGCGGGCACGATCGAGACGGTGTTCTATCAGCGCGTTCCGCCTCTGACCTCGGCTGCGCCCACGAACTGGCTGATCACGAAGGCCCCGCAGCTCTACCTGTATGGGGTGCTCGCCGAAGCCTACTCGTTTCAGAAGGATGAAGTCCGCTCGGCCGAATGGGGCAAGGCTGCGGACGAACGGCTCAAGCTCTTCATCGAAGAATCCAGCGCCGCCAAGGTCGGTCGCCGTGCCGAGCGCAATGCGGAAGTCGAGGCCGAGGTCATCGCGGCGAAGGCCCCGAACTAATCCATGGCCCGGATCGCCCTGCCTCCTTGGGAGCCCGACGTCGCGGCTGTCGATGCGGCGGTGTGCTCGGTCGCCACGAATGTGATTGCGAGAAAGGATGGATACGCTCCAGTCCGCTCGCCGGTCGCGCTGTCCACGGCCCTTCCTGCGCCGTGCCTCGGGGCGATTGAGGTTCCGTCTCCCGCCTACGGGTTTCCCATCTACTTCGCCGGCACCGCGACCGGGCTGTTCAAGTTCGCGAACGGCCGGTGGCTGAACGTCTCGAAGCCGGGCGCGACCTACAGCATCCCGCCGGGCGACTATTGGTCCTTCGCGGTCTACGGGACGAAGCTCCTTGCTACCTGCCTCGGCACGGTCGTTCAGGTCATCGACATCGACGCGGGCAAAGCCTTCGCGGACCTCGGCGGCGATCCTCCGCGTGCCCGGCATATGGGCGTGGTGAGCGAGTTCCTCGTGCTCGCCGGCCTCGGCTCCGATCCCAACGCGGTGCATTGGTCGGACCTCGGCGACATCACCTATTGGGAGCCGGGCGTTCAGTCGGGCGGCCACACCTCGGACCTTCAGATCTTTCCCGAAGGCGGTCCCGTCACGGGATTCGCAGGCGGCGAGTTCGGCCTTGTGTTCCAAGAGGGCAAGATCCGACGCATGGTCTTTTCGCCGGGCTCGGTGACGGTGTTCGACTTCTCGACGCTCGAAGAGAATCGTGGCGCGGTCGCTCCCTGGTCGCTGGTGAAGGTCGGCGCTCGGGTGTTCTTCCTCGACCGTGAGGGGTTCTTCCTGTTCACTGGTGGCGCTTCCGCGTCGATCGGTGCCGAGCGGGTAAACCGGTTCTTCGCCGGCCGGGTCGATCCGATCCGCGTGACCTCGACCATCTGCATCCGCGACGCGACCGGACCGCGTGTCCTTTTTGCGTACCGGACCCTCGCGGCACCAACCGATGACCCGACGCTGCTCAATGAGTGTCTGATCTACGATTACCTGCTGGATCGGTGGACGTTCCTCGACGTTCCGGTTCGGTACGGGCTGGTGGGCGCGACGCTCGCGGTCTCCATCGATGATATTCCCGGCTCGCTCGACGATTCCGGTCAGAAGCCTCTGGACGATCCCTCCTATGCGGGCGGTCCTCCGACGCTCGGCCTGATCACCGCCGACAACAAGCTCTCGCTTCTAACCGGATCGCCGCTACAGGCCACGCTTGAAACGCCCGACGCGATGCTCTCGCGCCCAAACCGATCTTTCCTCCGGGGCATGCGCCTCGATTCCGATGCCGATGACTGGCGCGTCCAGATCGGCACGCGGGAAACGCTCAGGCAGGCTGATCCTGTAGTCTGGAAGAGTGAGGCGCGGCCGAATCCCGAGCGCATGGCCCCGTGCCGCGCATCTGGCCGATATCACCGTGCTCGCATCCGAATCCCGGCTGGTACCGCCTGGAGCTACGTGTCCGGGGCCGAGCCCGACGCGACCGAAGAGGGCGCTCGATGAACGTCCCCGCGAAGTCGGAAACCGATCTGCCGAAGATCATTCAGGCCATCGCGGATCTCGCCGTGGGCAACTCGAATGCGGTTCGAGTCGGTACCGTTGAACTCGATTCGACGGCGGAATTCACAGTGGTCAATGACGCGCTGTGTTCGGAGCGCTCGATGCCGGTGCTGGTCCCTGTGAACGCTGCGGCGGCTCGCTCGGGCTGGTACGTCCGCACGGTTCGGAAGAGCCTATTCGAGATCGGACACTCCGCGAACATCCCCGGAGCGCTGTTCCGGTACGAGCTGCGCCGAAACTGATGCGCCTCGCGATGATTCCTCCGGGCGCCATCCTTCGGGCATGGCCGGATCTCGGCGGGATGATTGCCAGGGCCTGCGAACGACCCGGTTGCGACCATACCGAAACGACATTGCGTGCGGCCTGCCTTGCCGGTGCAGCCGCGCTGATCGCGATCCTCGACAACGATGGCAGGCCCGTCGCGGCCGGCGTCACCCAAGTGCGGGAACAGGCCAACGGCGCCCGGTCCTGCTGGATCTTGGCCCTCGGCGGTCATCGCTCGAATGCATGGCTCCACACGCTGGAGCACGTCGAGGCCGGTGCCCGCCATGTCGGCTGTGAGACGGTCGAATTCGTCGGGCGACGGGCGTGGGAGCGGTTGCTCCCCTCCTACTTCGCCGAAGCCTGCGCCACCGGCACCCACTATTCGAAGAGGTTGTGATGGGCGGCGGATCGAAGACGCAGACCACGACGCAGGAACAGAAGTCCGATCCCTGGGCTCCGGCCCAGCCGGCGCTTCAGACGATCCTCAAGGGCGCGACCGATGCGTACAATTCGGGCGTGGGCTCTCAGGTCTATACCGGCCCTCGGCTGGCCGGGCTCGGGGACACGACGCAAGCCGGCCTCAACAGCATGGCTGCGAACGCCAATGGCGCGGCGGCCACGGCACAAGCCGGAAACACCTTCCTCAACGGACTGCTGAGCAACGGCGGCGCGACCGCTGGCACTCAGTCGGCCCTGAATAACGTCCTCGGCGTCGGCACGGTCAGCACGGCAGGCGTCCAGTCCGCAGCCGACCGCATGGCCGATCCGAACAACGCCGCGTCGTCGGTGGGCAAAGGTCTGGTCGGCGGTCAGTACAATCTTGACGGCTCGGGCTACTCGAACCTTGCGAACGGCCTGGGCCAGGGCACCCAGACCCAACGCTCATTGCAGGACGTCGCCTCGGGCAAGTTCCTCGACGCGTCGAATCCCTACACCTCTGCCATGATCGATCAGGGGGCAGGGGACGCGGCGAGTGCCGTTGCGCAGAAGTTCGCGGCTTCCGGCCGGTACGGCTCGGGACGCTTCGCGGGCGCGGTGGCGGATGCCGCCGATCGAGTCGGTACCAATCTCCGCTACACCGATTATTCGAACGAGCGTGAACGGCAGGCGGCGGCGGCAAATGCCATCGATAGCCAGGCCAACGCGCGCACGGGCGTCCTCTCCGGCCTCCTCGGCGCTCAGAACGACGTGCGGGCGGCCAATGCCAATCAGGCCGTTACGGGGGCGAATCTCTCGTCCGGCGCCGATACCGCCGCGCTGACCGGCGCGAGCGCATTGGCCGCGATCCAGGCTCAGAACAATCAACAGCGCCTGTCACAGTACGGTACGGCGCTTCAGTCCGCTCAGGGCGATCGTGCGTCCGCTCAGGCTGGTCTTGGTCAGGTTGGCGGCGTCCAAGAGAATCTTCTGTCTCCCGGCAGGACGCTCGCTCAGGTCGGCGCGATTCAGGACGCGGCACGACAGGATCAGCTTGACGCTCAGCAGCAGCTCTTCAACGAGCAACAGCAGCAGCAGTGGAAGCAGCTCGGCCTGCTCTCCGGGCTCGCCAGTCCGATCGCGGGCCTTGGCGGCACTCAGATCGGCACGACGACACAGCAGATCCCGCAGCCGAGCATGTTTCAGCAGATTCTGGGCGGCATCACGGGCGGTGCTGGTGCTCTCGCCAATATCGGGAAGGCAGCGCCCATGCTGGCGATGCTCTCCGATGAGCGGGCGAAGGACAATGTCACGCCCGTGGGCGCGCTGAACGACGGTCAGACTGTCTACTCTTACACCTACAAGGGTGACAGTACCCCGCAGATCGGCCTGCTTGCTCAGGAAGTCGCCCGCGCCGCGCCGCATGCGGTGGGCCAGTTCTCCAACGGCCTGCTCGGCGTCGATTACGGTCGCGCCACAGAGCGCTCCGCCAATATGGGATCGCGCTCATGAGCTTCGGCTTCGGCCCCCTTCCTGGCGCGTCGGCTGGCTTGTCGCCGGAGGACATCGCTCGCCTTTTCAGCCGGATTCCCATGGGAGCGGGGCAGGGCTTCTCAGGCTACTCGACCGGTGCCGTCCCCTCGGCTGATCAGATCCAGGCTCCGGCCGCTCCCCTTCAGGCCCCGGTGGCTTCGCCGTTGGGCTTCGGCGCTTTGCCCGGCAAGGTGGGCGGCGCTCGCGCTCCCGTCGTCGCGGCTCCCGAGCCGGCGGCTGCGGGCGGTCCGGTCCTACCCGATTTCCAGCCCGCGCCTCTGCCTGCGGACACTCCGACACCTCCCGCGCGCCCGTTGTCATTCGGCTCGCTCACGCCTCCGACCCCTGCGGCGGACATGCCGGCCGCCGATGCCGTACCTGCGTCGGGAACGGTGCCGACCGCCGCGACGAAGGCGAGCGATGGCCTTGGCTTCATGGAGAAGTGGAAGGCGGTTGCGGATTCCGGTCTCGGCGATCAGCTCCTCGCCCTGTCGTCCGGCCTGCTCTCCGCACGAGGCGGTGCCGGGTGGGCCAAGGGTTTCGAGAACATGCAACGAGCCGGTGCGGCCTCGACCGCCACGGGGCTCGCCAACACCGAAATGCTCCTCAAGCAGCAAAAGCTTGCCCGAGAGATGCGTGGGGAGAACGCGACGCGCGACTACCTTCGCAGCAAGGGCATGGATGCCAGCCTTTCCGAGGCTGCGATGTCCAATCCGACCGTTCTGTCGGCGACGCTGGCTCAGCTCAACAAAGATCCGTCCCGCGTCACCATCGGCGGCAATATCTACGAGCTGAAGCCCGGTGAGAAGCCGGCCGCGTCGAACATGCTCGGTCCGGCCGAGGTGAGCCCGGAGATTGTCAGGGCGAAGGCTCAGGCGCAGGCGGAAGGTACCGCAGCGGGCAAGCCGGACGAAACCTATACGCAGATCCCGGAGGCGGAGCGTGTCTCCCTCGGCCTGCCGGCGGGCGCGTATCAGCGGGATTCCAAGGGTAAGCTCTCGGCGGTCAATCCGGCCGGCACCACGATCAACATGGGCGCTGAAAAGGCTCAGGATTCGACGGTCGGCAAGGGCTACGGCGAGTATCAGCTCGATCTTGCCAACAAGGGCCGCAACGCGGGATCGACCCTCAACACGCTGTCCCTGATGGAGCAGGCTGCACGCGATCCGAACTTCTATTCCGGTGTCGGTGCCGAGGGCCTGAAGACGGCGAATCAGCTCATGGTCGCCCTGGGCGTGAAGGATGCCAGCTTCACGAAGCCGACTGAGGTCTTTGAGGCCCTGTCCAACAAGGTCGTCCTCGATAGCCTCGGCGGATCGCTCGGCCCCGGCATCTCGAACACTGACCGTGACTACCTGGGCCGCGTCGCGCCTGGCTTGTCGCGCACGAAAGAGGGCAACCTCGAACTCATCGGCATCGCCCGCGCCCTGGCGCAGCGGCAGCAGGACGTCGCCAAGCTCGCCCGCGAGTACGCCGCGAAAAACAATGGCCGGATCGATTCCGGCTTCGACGACGTGCTCACGGATTATTCCAACAAGAACGCTCTCTTCCCTGCCGCGTCCGCCGCCTCCACCGCGCGTCCTGTCGGGCAGACGGGGGCGACCGGTGCCGGCGGCCTCGCCGCTCCGACGACGCAGGCCGAGTTCGATGCGCTGCCCCGTGGCTCCGTTTATGTCGATCCGGCTGACGGCAAGAAGTATCGGAAATAACGATGCCGCCACGCTTCTCCGGCACGCCAGTTGACGAGCCGGTCCAGGCCAATGCTCCGGTCGGCCCTCGCTTTGGGGGCACGCTGATCGAGGACGTGCCGTCGTTGGTCGGACCCGGAATCGCGTCGGACGTCGTCAAGACGATTCCGAGCGGGTTGGCCCGTGGGGCGATGAGCTTGGTGGGTCTGCCCGCCGACGCGATGAACCTTATCGATCGCGGCTGGCAGCATGCCACGGGCTACCTTCTGGAGAAGACAGGCGCGCTCACCCCGGCACAGGTCGCGAAACTCAAAGAACCGGTCCCCGGTCTCGACGGGCCGAACGAAACCCGGATGCGCGGGCTGTTCCCGTCGTCGGATCTCATGAAGGAGGGCACCGACGCGGCTCTTCGCAAGGGTGGTCTGCCGGAGCTGTACAAGCCCCAGACCATGCCGGGTGAGCTTGCGAACACCCTCATGGAATTCGCGCCCAACGCCGCGCTCGGTGGTGGGTCTGCCGCTCAGCGTATCGGTCAGGTCGTGGCTCCGGCCGTGGTCTCCGAAGGGCTTGGGCAGGGTTCCCGTAAGCTGCTTCCCGAGGCCGAGCCTGTCGCTCGGTTCACCGGGGCGCTTCTGGGTGGCGTCGGCGCGGCGGTCGCTCAGGCTCCGCGCGGCGGAAGCGTCTTGATGAAGGAGGCGATGAGCGGCCTCTCTCCCGAGGATCTGGCTGCGGCTCAGGCGCTGCGTGCGGAGGCCCGTGGTCTTCCGAACGGCGGTATCGATCTCCCTCTGGACGAAGCCCTCAACAAGGTCACCGATGGCAGGGCTGGTCGCCTGTCACAGCTTTCGCGCGTGGTCGCCAATTCGGGCGGGGAGGGCGGCAACACGCTGACCAACCTCTATGCGCAGCGTCCTGCCCAGATGGACGCTGCGGCTCGCGGCACCTTCAACATGTTCGGCCCTCTGGCTCCGTCGCCCTCGGCGCTCGGTCTGGACGTCCAGAGCGCGGCACGTCGCGGCTTGGATCAGACCCCCGAAGGAATTGCCCTGGCGAAAGCTCGGGAAGCTGCCGGCCCACGAATGACCGCCGATATGGCCGGGCAGGTGATTCAGCCGGCGTTGCGTGCCACTGCGGATCTCCGTGAGGCGGTCCGTCAGGGTCATGCTGCCCGCGATTACCGGCTCGCCCGTGAGGTGCCTGAGAACGTCGGCATCGAGCGCACGATTCAGGTCGAACGCCCCGGCGATCCGATCATCACTCAGCCGGCCTATGCGCGCCCGCAATTCGAGGCCGATGCGCCGCGTCCCGCAGAATCCTTCGAACGCGCCACCGCTGGTGCGGCCGAGCCCGGTGCGGAAAGCCTCGCCCGGTTCATTGCCAAGAACGGCGGCATTCGCCTGGATGGTGATGCGGCGGCAACCGACCTTCAGCGCTTCATGGTGCCCGGTGTCGGCAAGGTCGCCCGTTCTGACGGCAAAGGCATCGATAATTTCTGGCGCGAGCGCCTGATCGAGGAGGGTTACTTCCGCCCCGATGCCGATGGCGGCATGGCGCGGGACATCTCATCCGAACTCCTGCGCAAGCTTCAGAATGAGCAGCGCGGCTTCCCCTCTTACCCGCTCGACAGTGCCGGCCGGTCGAAGGGCCGTGCGGCGGGCGGACAGGCGGCGGACGAATATGCCAACGCCCGGTCGCTGGCCGAGAGCCGCCTCGACGAGGATCTGACGCGGGTCGAGGTCGATCCGAAGAGCCTCCATCCGGACATCCGCGAGCGTGTCGTCGGCGCCTTGATGCGTGGCGAAGAAACCGACCCGCTGGCCGCTTATGAGCGCACCGTCAACGCGATGAAGGGTCCGCTCGACCCGTATGTGAAATCTACCACCATCACGGAAGAGATTCCCGACGTGCGGTTCGGTCAGGTCAATCCCGAGCCGGCGCTGGCCGCGATCGACGATCAGGCCCGCTTCGCCAAAGGTGACGTTCGTGGTGCTCTCGGCGCCGCGCGCAAAGACCTTTTCGAGCCCGGTGGCGCCCAGACCGATATGTCGGTGGAGGGTCTGCTCAAGGCCCGTGAGCGTTTGGACTACCAGATCCAGCAAGCCAGCGCGGTCGGCGACGGGACGAAGGTCCGTGACCTCACGATCTCCCGCACGGCGCTCGACACTCAGCTCAAGCAGGTGCCCGAGGTGGCCGCCGCTGATGCGCGGTTCGCCGCGAATTCGAAGCCTCTCGAACCGTTCACGGGCAACACGCCCCTCGGCCGGGTGGTCCAGCAAGATCCGCTGACGAAGCGCATGGCATACCCTTCGGAGCAGGTGCCGGGGCTTGTGCAGGGGCCGTCTGCCACGCGCGAGATGCTTGCAAACGTCACCCCGCAAGCACGGCAAGCAAACGAACAGTTTTGGGTCTCGAAGCTGTTGGATGGCGCGACCGATGCACGTGGGAACGTCAATGCCGATCGGTTGAACGAGCTGCTCCGGGATAATTCTGACATCGTGAGGCAGATGCCCGGTGTGTATCAGAAGCTCGAAGGCATCGTTCGCGCCCGTGACGGGCTGGCTCGCCTCGATAAGACGCCCCTTGGAAGGTTGGCCCAGACGGATGACACGAAGGCCGCTCAGCGGGCTCTGTTTGATCGCGAGGCCCTGGCTGGATCTGAAGGCGAGGTCGCGGCCGGCATGGGCGCCATCGCGCGCAATGATCCGACCACGGCACAACAGCTCGCCCGTCAGTACCTTGAGGGCACCTTCAACTCCGCCACACGGGATCTGAAGGGTGGCCCGGCGCAGTACGGCGGCGCTGGATTCGCATCAGCGGTGCGTGGACAGGCTCAGCAAGAGAAGAACCTCGACGCGGCTCTGCGTGCGTTGCCTGCCGGCGACGTCAAAACCTCGGCCGTGGATCGCCTGCTGACCGCGCTCGAAGCGACGGGCTACAAGCCTCAGAAGGGCTCCGACACCGCCTTCAATCAGGTCATCACGAAAGCTCTCGCCAACGGTGATGGACCGCTCTCATCGGCCATTACAGAAGCCGTCGCGCTCGGCGCGGCCGGTGGAGCGGCGGGCGGCGTCGGTGGCGCGGTCGGCGGCACGTTCCTCGGCATGAAGCGGGCTGCGGGCGAGGAGCTTCTCAAGCGGCGGGTTCAGCGCAACTCCTCGGACATCGCACGGGCTCTGACCGATAAGAACGTATCGATCGAAGAGCTTCGCGCAATGCTCCAGGGCGGCTCCGCTCCCGGCGCTCAGATGCTGCTGACGCGGCTTCTGGCTCTTGGCTCGGCTGGGTCTCAGACCGGCGAGCGTCCGCGACTACCTGTCCTGGCGAGGTAGATCACAAACAACTTGCCGGGTTGGCGCCCGCTGCCGGGGCCGCTTTCGACCCGACCTCGCTGCTCAGAGCGTCTCACGCGGCACCCAAATGCAGCCGTTCGGACTGCTGCCGCTCCGGCGGTTGTGCAATAAAAGTCCTAGACTTGTTTGTCAGGCTCGTTTTTCTTAATAGCCCTTCGAGATTTCTTAAGTTTTTCTGGCAAGCCAGCTTTATTAAATTCTTCTACTATTTTAACTCCTTCTTCTGAAGCAAATTCGAGCTGTGAGCTTGATATTTCCGCATACTCCTTAGCAGTTAGCCCAGAGGTCTTTAGTGCAATTTCAAATGCAAGATTTGAAATTTTTCCTTTAGACCAATCTTTATAGGCAGTCATCACTCTCGAAAACCTGATTTCGCTAGGGCTTACGCCTCCGCATCCTGCGAAAAAAGCAAATTCCGAATCGTCAATCCGCCCAATTCCAAGCAAATACAGAAGCACAGCCAAAAAAAGTGCATATATGAAAAATCCTATGCCAACTCCTGCGAGATAATATGATTGAGAATAATGTTCAAAACCACCAATATACTTTAATAATGGTCCACCTGCAAAAGCAGCGAATGTAGCACCCAGTGCTTGTGGACTGAATGTAGAAAAACGTCTTATAAAATAATAGATCATCCAACCTACAACGCCGCCTAGGAGCATGGGTCCTATTGCATTGATATCGCTAATTTGCATTGTTCCAGCCCTATTTATCAATCGCGCCTAGATTATGAAATAGTATTGGTGCATGTAGTCATGCGAGGCCACCCTTACGAATACGACCGCTAGTGGGCATCGTGAGGGTCTGTTCGCGATGTTATGCTTGCGCGACGGTGACGTCATTACCTTCGCTCAATCGCCTTAGAGCGAACCGGCAGAAATTCACCTTTCTCGGTCGATCAGGGTATGTGCCATCCGCTAGAGCATGATCACGAGTTGAGTGAGCGCCTGTTGAGTGGCTCGGCTAATCTAAGAATACCCCGCTGCCGATCGATTTTTGCGTATCGCGCTGATATCTGCACCACATCTGCGGTCCGGTAATTTTGACTTCTTGGAAGCGTCGCTTGAACTCGCGATCGATAGCGGGCTTCGCTTTCCCCTTTGGGAAGACGCTATACGCCATATCGTTGAACGCCTTGCCGATCTGAAGTGCTTTGGGGCCATCCAACGGGTGGTATGGACCACAGAATTGTAGGATCGCCGCCTGAACACTTGCGGCACGCACGATACCTTCAGGGGTAGTGCCCTGCGCCCATGCAGCCCCCGTGAACGGAAGCAGCAAGAGAGCAGCGACTAGGCGCGGACGACGTCCAGCGATGTGCCTGTTTGCGAACATGGCTACCACAACAAGCCTCTCCATCGCCGAGCACCTCTCAGTTGCGGCCAGACAATGGCCATGGGGTGCACTGAAGTCGATGACCGCACAGCAACAGATCACGGGATCACGCGTCGATGGCCATGAGTCCTGACATTGCCGCCATCATCGTGGCGAAGGCCAAGCAGTATGGGCAAGACCCCTCGTACATGGTCCGTCAAGCGGAGATCGAGAGCGGCGGCAACCCCAACGCGAAAAACCCCAATTCTTCGGCCGGGGGGCTCTATCAGTTCATCGATAGCACCGCGAGCCGGTACGGTCTGACCGATAAGTTCGATCCTGTTGCGGCGTCGGATGCAGCGGCACGTCTAGCCCGCGATAACGGCGCGCATCTGACGAAGACGCTCGGACGCACTCCTTCGGCCGGAGAACTCTACCTCGCTCACCAGCAGGGCGCGGGTGGAGCAGCCAAGATCCTCTCGAGCCCCGATGCGCCTGCCGCGTCGCTGGTCGGGGCCAAGGCGGTGGCGTTGAACGGCGGCTCTCCAGGGATGACAGCGGCGGAGTTCGCGGCCCGGTGGACCGGGAAATTCGATGGTTCCGGTCCGGTAATGACCATGCCAGGTGACACGAGCCAGTCCGGTCGGTTCGGCATCTCCGGGGTTGAAGCCTCGACCAACGCGGCCCCGGTGATGGCGACGCCCGCTTCCGAGCCCGACGCACCGCTCGACACGAACAAGCTTCTACAGACGCTTATGGGCCAGGGCGGGCAACAGGCCGCTCCGGCTGCTCCTGCGGCTCCAACTCCGATGACTCAGCCTTTGCAGCGTCCGGCACAACCGTTCGACCCGGCGGCCTTCTACGCTCTGCTGAAGCGCAAACGCCTCTAACCGCCCCTCAATCCCTGATGCCTGCCTCGGTCGCCCACGCTCCAGCGTGCACCGTCGCATGCCTGTGCCTGGAGTCGCGATGCCCGGTCTGAACAACTGGTCTCGGAATGCATCGTCCAACGATGTCTCCGATCCTCCTATCCTTTTGAACGAGGGCATGGCCGCTGCTGCGGTCAACAACTCCATGCGGGCCATGATGGCGTCGGTTGCCAACTGGCGCGACGACAATATCGGCATTCAATCCGCTTCGCGTGCGGCCGGCGACGCCTATCAGGTTTCCACCGTTCAGGGGTTCTCGGCCGTCGCCGCCGCTGCGGGCCACACGATCTCCTTCCGCGTCGCGTCCAGCAATGCCGGGCCGGCGACGCTCTCGCTGGATGGACAGGCCGCAAGGCCGATCCTTCGCAACAAGCTTCGACAGTGCGGTCCCGGCGATATCACTCCGGGTATCATCTACTCGGTGGCCTACGTGCCGACCGAAGACGCCTATCTCATCGTCTCGCCGACGATCGATCGCCCTGGGCGGATCGTCGCTCAGGCTGACGCGGCGATGGAGCCGGGCTGGCTTCCCTGTGATGGTCGCGCGCTTTCCCGCACCGTCTACTCGGCCCTGTTCTCCATCATCGGTACGACCTGGGGCAACGGCGACAATTCAACGACCTTCAACATTCCCGACCTCCGTGGCCGGGCCATGTTTGGCGCGGATAATCTCGGCGGCACGGCGGCCAATGTTCTGACTGGTGCGGGCGGTGCGACGGGTCTGGCCGGTGCGCTCGGCAGCTCGGGCGGTGCCCAGACGGTTGCTCTGACGATCGCGCAGATGCCGAGCCATTCGCACACGGGTACTGCGGCGGCGGCGGGCGGACACAACCACGGCGGCTCGACAGGGTCGGCGGGTGCTCATGACCATGGGGCCGCAACGGCGTCGGCAGGAGGTCACGCGCATTCCGGAACGACCAATGCTGGCGGGTCGCACACGCATACTGGGTCTGCCGCACCGGACGGCACTCACTCGCACAACGTGAAATATTCACAGGTTGTCTTGGCGGGTGGTCCCGACATCTACGCGGCCATCAGCATCGGTGCGCCGGGCGCCAACGGCACTACCGATCCCGGCGGCGCGCACACCCACGCCGTGTCCATCAACGCGGGCGGCGAGCACCAGCACGGCTTCTCGACCGATCCGGTCGGCGGCCACACCCACACGATCAGTGCTGCTGCCGATCACACGCATTCGATCGCGGCTGCTGCGGACCACACCCACACCCTGTCGCTGAACGACACCGGCTCGGGCTCCGCGCACGCGAACGTACCTCCGGGTGCCGTCGTCGCCTTCGCGATCAAGACCTAGCGCCCCCGCCCCCTCCCCAACCCGACCGCCATCCCGGCTCGCCTCGCTCGATCGAGGTGGCCTTCGCACGCCTGGAGAAGCCCAGAATGGGTGTTCAAGCATGGTCCCGAGATCCCGACGAAAACGGGCGGGCGGACCCCACCATTCCTGCAACCGATGGCGCTGCAGCGCGCGATTATCAGCGCGGCCAACGCGCGGTGATGGCAGGCATTCGGCGGTTCGCTGACGATGTGAGCGGTGCCATTGTCTCCGGTGGAATCGACGACGCCTATACCGTCCAGACCTTCGGCGGCTCCTCACCGTATCGTCGGGGCTCTTCGCTCTCCTTCATCGCGGATCGGGCAAACCTTGGCCCGGCGAGCTTGTCCGTCGATGGATACGTCTCGCTCTCTCTGCGGGACCGGAATGGGCTTCCGCTTCTCCCCAACGCTCTCCGGCCGGGACGGCTGGCCCGCGTCTTCTACGATCCGGATGGTTCGTTCTGGCGTTTGGAGGGCCTGGAAGTCGTCAAGAACGACGATTTCGACGCCGCTCCTCCCAACACGATCAAGGGGAACGACGGACAGGGCCTGACCGATCTTACGGTCGATGCCGCTCGGACGCTCCTTCAGGTCGATCGCGTCGCCAACAAGTCCGAAGACGAGATGGTCGCCGAGGGCGCCATTGCGAATGCTTTGGCTGCGAAGTCCACACCCGAGCAAGTCGAGGAATCGCTCTCCTCTATCCGGACGGACCTGAGCGGGAAGACGTCGAAGAAGTACGTCGATGATTCCGTTGGCACGGTCGCGACGGGGCTCACTGCTCTTCAAGAAGACTTCGGTGAACTCGACAACGAGGTCGCCACGATTCGCAGCGGCCAGAACGCCGGCAACATCCTTGTCGAAACCTGGGCGCAGCTCGCCGCGATCACGCCGACGCTGAACGCGCGGGCCGAGATCCCCGGCACCGCCACAACCACCCACCCCGACCCTGTCGCCGCTGGCAATCCGGTCGTCCCGGACCCCGGCACCTACCGAGGCTCGGTCACCCCGCTCGGCTGGGCTCGGATCGGTCCGACGACTGCCGCCGCCGCAGCGGCCGAGGCCGGCAAGGGCATCACCACCAGCCCCCTCACACGCGCCCCCGCGCTCCAGCTCGCCTTCCGCGACCCCGACACGAGCCTGCTGACCGTCCTTTCGCCGGCTGACAGCGCTGCCTTCATTCAGGAGATCGCCGTGCCGACGACCTATCCGACCGACCTCACCGATGTGGTGTTGACGGAGACCTCTTCCCTCATCCTGCCCGAAGATCCGCAGCGGTCCGGCGATCTGCTTATTCAGATCATCGACAAGGCCGACGCGGGATTCAACTTCACCAGCAACCCGGCCGTGATGGATGTGCCGGGAACCTGGGGCCAGAAGTCCGGCCAGTGGGTCAACCATGGCGACGTCGGCACGCTGGCTGTTACCGGCGTCGTGCGCCGTACGGCAGGCGACGGCAGCACCACGCCTCTGTCCGCCAAGATAAATATGCGCGTCCGGCGCCGCGTGAACACTCCACTGCCGGCGAAGCTCGCGGACGCGATCTTTGTCCGTTGGCCCGACAGTGCCGATCAGCGCTTCAAAGACGCCATTCGACAGGAGGTCGACTACCTCGCCGGCCTCGGCATCTACCAGAAGCTGAAGGTCTGGTTCCTGCCCGGCGCCTCTCGCGCCAACAACATGGTCAACCTCGCCGATCCGAATGGCCCGCTGTTCGTCTGTCACGACGGCGCAGAAGGGGCGATCGAGACGCAGCCGTACAAGTTCATGCGGGGCAACGGCGTCGATCAGTACATCGATACGCAGCGTCTAGCTGCCGACATCGGCATGACGCTCGCCGGGCACTTCCTGGCCGCGAAAGTCTATCCCGGCGGTGGCGTCAAAACGGACGGGTTTGCCGTAGGTAACTCGATCAATTTCGGCATGCAGCCGGGCCGCGATGCGGGCCTTTACGGGTTCCGCTCTGGCTCCGGTCTGGAAGTCAACGATACGCCCCTGCCGAACTACATGTGGGCAGGATTCAGTCGCGACAACGACGCGGCAAACTTCTCCGCATTTGTTGACGAGGCGAAGATCTGGACGAGGCCGCGCGCGATCGCTGCTTTGCCGACCCGCAGCCTGAACATGCTCGCGATCAACAGCACGGCCGGTTTCGCTGGGCCGACCTCTCTCCCGATTCACGGCGTGGCGGCAGGCTTTGGCCTCGCTGACCAGTCCGTCATTCGCGTCTTCCAAGCAAACAAGCGCATCCAGGCCGTGATGGCCACCATCGCGGGGGCCTAAGCTATGGCATATCTTGTCTATGCTGCTAATTCGTCTGGTATTGCTGCGGCCTGCACTGCGGCTTCTCGCGGAACCGATGTGTTCCTTATCGAGCCCGGCCCTCGCATCGGGGCGATGTGGGCGTCCGGCCTGACCCAGACTGACCGCGAGAGCACGTTTGCTGCGTCGCCGTCCGGGGTAAGTCTTCGTTGGGGTTTCCTGCGGGGCTTTACAGAAAGCCTCGCCGATTATGCGGGTCTCAATCCCGACCCGACGAAGGCCAAAAACGAACTGCTGCTTGCGACCACCGCTGCGGTGATCAACGTCTTTCAGGCCAAGCTCGACCTCTACAAGACGCGCAAGACCGTCGCGGGCAAAACGACGGGCAAGATCACGGTGGTGCTGAACGCGCCGCTGGAAGCCGTGACGAAGAACCGTAAGGGCGATCTGATCATTTCAGTGAAGTGCGGCGGGGTTACCTATCCTGCACAGAACTTCACTGATTGCTCTGACGAGGGCGATCTCGCTCGTGCGGCCGGCGTCAGCATGCGCATCGGCCGCGAGAGCGTCTCTCTCGTCGGTGAGCCGACCAACGGCGTTCGCCCCGTCTCGGGAACCCCGACCCCTGCGTATGACCCGGCGACCGGCGAGCGGTGGCCGGACCTCGACCCGCGCCCTTACCAAAATCGCGGCGATGCCGATGGGCGGACGATGGCCTTCAACATGCGCATCTCCGTCACCGATCATGCCGACCGGTGGCTGTGGTCGAAGGCGCTGACCATCCCGGCGATGGCCGCCTATTACAAGGCATCGGACTACGACAACGAGTTCCGAATCTGCCTGGACAAGGTCTACGGCACCATTCCGGGGTCGATCTCGAACTCGCCGATGCGGCCGATCGGGACGTATCCCGAGTACGACATGAACAACGGCGGCCTGCTGCTGATCGGGTCCAACTGGATCGGAAGGTGGCTGGACTGGCCGTACATGACCTTTGCCGAACGGCAGGCGTACAAGGACAAGTACATCCTTCGGACGGTGGGGCTGTTCTACGACATCGTCGCGAATCCGCGTTGGCTGACCATCCCGCGCGTCAAAAAATACGACGATAAGGGCGTTCTGATTTCCGACACGCAGATCGTCGAAGAGACCATCAAGTACGGTCTGATCCCCGGTCTGTTCCCCGATAGCATCGTGCCGGGCATGTCCCCGCATATGTACGTCCGCGAGAGCTTCCGCATCGTCGGTCAGGCCGATCAGATCTGGGACGACTCTGTCGCGCCCGAGCAGGATATCGACGAGCCGATCACTGCTTATGGCTATCCACACGCGGACGCCCATTGGGTCTTGCGTGCCGCAAATGACGACGGCGGCGTCATGTTCGAAGGTGGTGCCGGGCTCGATAACGGTCAGACCATCGTCGCGACCTTCATGAAATGGGGAGCGGTCAAAGCCCGTGAAGGTGAGGCCCGCAACCTCACCGTCGCTCGATGCATCTCCGGCACGAAGATGGGCTGGATTACTGTCCGCCTTGAGATGTGCTGGATGAAGATCGCACAGGCATGCGCCATCGCTGCGTCCGTTGCCAACGACAATGAACTCTACACGGGCGACCTCGACTATCAGAAGCACCTCAAGCCCGCGCTGCTTGCTGAAGGTGCCATCATCTCGCTCCCGAGGGCTGCATAATGGCTGGGTTCGACATTCTCGCAGACGAATCTGCCGGCGGCTCGACGACCATCGTTGTCGAGGGTGGGGCATCCTATCCCGTATCGGCAGGCTTCGGCATGCTGTTCGGGTCTGCTGCTGGCGCGGTGGTGCGTGATCCCATCTTTGAGGGTGGGTTGCGTGCGATTCACGCCAACGGCAAGACGCAGTCGCCGATCTGGTACACCGAGCCGACCATCACGAGGCTCGCGTCTGGAACGGTCAACGCCAACGCGACCTCCCCGACGCTCATCAAGATCATGGGCGGTATGGACGAGGTCCAGTGGACGCACGTGAGCTTCCAACGCTTCGTGACGGGCACTGACGGCTCGCTCTCTCCGGCCAACCTCTCAGGGGCGATTTACGCGGCGCCGCCGGTCAATGGCGCTTGGTCCGATGCTGCCGCACTGATCCCGGTGACGGCTCTCGGCGACCTCGGCGGACGACGGGGCAAGCGCGTGGAGTGCTTCCACGATCTCCGTCGCCCGGTTGCGCTTTGGTATCGACCTGTCGTCCGTGGCGCCACCACCTTCGAAGTGTCCGTCTGGGGCATGCCGAAATGGGCTCTGAACCACGCGAAGCCCAAGGCGTGAGGCGAGGGGGGGGGCCTCGTCTTCCACGTCGGATCGGGTGATCTGGGATCAGCGCGGGCCGGGCTGGATACCGGCTCCTGGCGGGGGTGGGGTTCGATCATACCCACGTACACCGCACGTCGTGTCTGCGGCGGCTAACGCTTAACTTGCCTACCCCGCGTCGGACGATGCCTGACGAAGGCACTCTCGGGCCTGACCCCGCCGCCGCACTGATCTGCGAACGATAGCACGTTCTGCGGGGTAGGGTATCATCAGATGAGGACCAGTCTTCCAAATTCATCGATTTCTACAGGACGATGGGGAATTTTAAGGTCTGATAAATGAGCTTGCGTCTGTCCATCCATGACGCTTTCTGCCATTATATCAGTCCAATATATTGGCGCGACATGGAAAATATGCCCACCCTTGACGGAGGTGTATATTATAGCTCTTGCCATTACCTTGACCTTGCCTTCTATGACAAGCAATTCGAGATCTGCCTCGATTCCCCCCATATTAAGCTTCGAGTTGTTTAGGCTGACGGCAACAAACAAGGAATAAAACTCTTTAACTGATTGAATTCGGGGGTCATTCGCATCTACAACGCCGTTTTCTGCTAAAGCTGAGACGAACTCCTTAAAAACTTCATCAGCATTTAAGATGTGCCTGTCGCCGAAGTTGCCCATCATGCCCTGTAATAATTTTACCTCTTCGTTTGTGCACTTTCCCTTCAGGGTGTATTTCCCGTTTTTCTTCAACTCTGCTTTCGATAAGGCTGTTTCTAGTATTCTAGGGGCTTCCGTAATTGGGATGCCAGTGGTTTTGTATAGCTCTATTCCCTTTACGTTCTGGAATCGAGCGGTCAGACCAGCTCTAAAATCCGGTGACATATCATCAAACTTGAAAACTCCCATGATATGTTCTGGTGTTATTGCTGATTCGTCACGAGAACCCAAGAATGTCTTCATATACAAAAAGTAATTCGTCATCTCTTTAGTTGGTGCGCCTCGGTCTTTTGCATCGAAATGCGCTAAAAAGTGACCCAACTCTTTGACAGATCCTGCGCACTGAAATCGCAGCCATAATACAGTTTTCAACAGATCGTCTGATCTTCTTTTGCCAGAGAGCACTCGTTCAACCCGAGCTGAGATTTCGTCTTCAATTGTAGACATAAAATTGTGTCCGATTCAGTGCGCTAACCTAATCGTCGAACACTAACATGCCCGCGCCGGCCGGTCGCCGCGCAATCCCCAACATCGTGAGAAGACCATGACCGTCGCTGCCATTCAGCGCGCTCTCTTGGCGCGTGGCTATGACCTCGGCCGAGCCGGCGCCGATGGGGATGCTGGCCCCAAGACGATCGCTGCTGTCACCGCGTTTCAGCGCGCTGCCGGGCTCGTTGCGGATGGCATCGCCGGGCCGCTCACCGTAAAGGCGCTTTCCTCCGTCGCCGTGGCCGAGAAGAGGGCCGAGCCGGATCAGCCCGCGTGGCTTACCCTGGCGGCCGATGAGGTCGGTACCGTCGAGGGCATCGGCAAGTCCAACAACCCGAAGGTGATCCGGTACTTCGCCGACGCGGGCTTCACCGGGATCAAGGACGACTCGGTGGCGTGGTGTTCGGCCTTCGTCGGCGCGATGCTCCACCGGGCAGGCCCGAAGCCGTCTGGGAGCCTCGCAGCACGATCCTACGAGGGGTGGGGCGTCGGTCTCCCTGGTCCTGTCCTCGGCTGTATCGCCACGAAGAAGCGCGGCAATTCCTCCTGGCAGGGTCACGTGGCGTTCGTTGTTGGCGCCAACAAGGATCAGGTGTTCCTGCTCGGCGGCAATCAGAGCGACGCCGTCACGGTCGCGGCGTTCAAGCGCTCCGAGGTGACCGCCTACCGTTGGCCGGCGGACGTGCCGATTCCGGTTCTGTCATCGCTGCCGGCAACCATCGCGGGCGCTCGTTCCGGCGTGAGTGAAGCCTGATGAACGACAATCGCCGCCCTCTCTTCCCGCCTGCCTTCCGAAGGGTGAGCGAAGCCCTTCCTCCTCCTCGCTTCCCCGAGAATCCGTCGCCGTGGGCTCGCCTCGGGCGCTGGCTGTTCGACCGCATCACGCGGCGCTGATCCTTTCCCTCTGACATCGTGAGATCCGATATGAATCGCCTCGTTCTGGGCGCGCTGGCGCTCGCCTGCCTCGCGCTCAACCTGTCTCCCGCCCTTGCTGCGGAGGGGTCTGTCCTCTCGATCCCGTGGGGCGATACGCTCAACAACATCTTGAGGGTCGCCGTCGAGGGCATCATTCCGGTTGCCGGTGCTGCCGTCGCCGCCGCTGCCATTCGCCTGCCCTGGTGGGTGACGATGTGGTTGACCACGCAACGAATCGACCGCGCCCTGAAAACCGGCGCCGACTATGCTCTGAACGCGGTAGAGGGCGCCACCGCCGGCAAGGCCCTGTCGGTCGACGTCGGGTTCACCGTCCTGAAGGTCGCTCTAGAGCGCATCCTCGGATCGACGCCGAATTGGCTGATCAAGGAGATGGGCGGGGCGAAGGGCATCTCCGAGCGACTGTTCCGCGTCTTCAAGTTCGACGAGACAGTGTCAGACAGGAACACCCTTACGCCGCTGATCCAAGCCCTGCCGAATCTGCCGTTCGTGAAGTGAGCCCGGTAGGTGGAGGCGGAGCAGATGACCGCAGCCGCCATCGCTTCCCTGCTGAAGGATTACGGGCTGGTCGGCGCCCTGGCGCTGGCCCTGGCCGCTCTGGGACTGCTCGTCCATTGGCTGAAGGAATCGTGGATAGCGCGCCTCGACGACAAGCAGGCGATGGTGGAACGCGTCGCCACCGCGATTGAGCGCCAGTCCTCGACCAACGTCGATCTGACTGAGGCGATCAAGGATCTAAGGGATGCGCAAGCCTCGATCCTGAAGACGGCGACGGAAGCGGCCCTGACTAGCTCGGCCAACGACCGTGCCATCCTCAAGGAGATCGATGAATCCCGGAAGGCAATCGAACGGAACGTGGGAGCCCGCCCATGATCTTGGATCGGATTCGCCGCGCCCTGTGCCCGCATCTTGGATCGCATCACCAGACACCGGGTGAGGACCGTCTCGCGCGGGCGGAGAAGATGCTCGATATGAGCGCGAAGAATGCGGCGATCGAGAGCAGGAAAACCGGCTTGCGAGTCGGGGATATGAGGAAGGTGGCGAATTCGGCGGTGGACCGGCTTCGGCATGATCGATTGCATGTTGGGGAAGAAGTATGATGCCGCTGCCACGCTACGATGACACCTCGCCCGAGACCATTAAAAAGCAAATCGTGTTCGCCACCATCGTGCTCGTCGGCACGGTGTTCATGCTCAACTTCTTCGTTCCAAATGCCGATCTGATCCTGGCAGAGCGCATCTTTCAGGCCTCGGTGGCGGCAACGGTGGTCGTGGTCTACTGGCCCGATGCGCGAGAGGCGTGGAAGTCTCAGTCCCCGGAGCGCGGGGATTACCTCATCGTCGGGGTTACAATCGGATGGTGCGCCACGTTCTGTCAGGCGATGTTCTCAGTGATCTTTCGCCTCGCCGGCATGCCCCTCTGGTTCACCAACATCGACGCGAACTCGCTCTGGATCTTGATGTCGGCCATCTCTGGGATTCTCCACATCGTGGCCCCCGGCGCGGTGGATGGGGTTGTCCCTCGGCGAAACCGGATCGTGCTCGGGGCCGGCATAGGCGTCGCCGTTATGGGAATCTGCATCGTGCTCTGGAGCCGTCCCGACATCTCGAATTACGTCGAGGCGAGCCGATTCGTTCTTGAGGACACCGCGTCGTGGTTCCTCGGAGTGTTGGACCGAGCCACCAAAAGCTTGCGAGGCATCTTCACCTAAGACCGCCTTCTTCCGCTTCGATGATTCTGGCCCTGTCTGGCTTCGGCTAGGCGGGGCCTTTTCGTTTGTCTTGGTCGCGGCCTTCGTCGATGAGCGCGCTTTCGACATATCGCTCTTTGGCGTGGCGCTCCAAAAGCTCGCGGAACTAATTTGATCGATCGCTACTTCCGGAATTTCACGACCAAGTAAAGTGAACTCCGGAAGTTTAAGCGGCGCAACATACCTAAGGCTTTCAGGGTCTTGCTTCAATATTTCGCGGAGTTCCATCAGGAGCCGCCCAAGCACGTTTCTACCGTGAAATTTTCCGCTGTCGTCCTTAATCGCTCCCCAAAAGTCATCCTTTCGAGAGTCTTCGACGATTGCTCTTTCTCCGGTCAGTAGAAGCAAATTTCCAAATTTCGACCAATTTTGCGCTAGCTTGACACGAAGGCACCACTTCATGATTGGAACACGGAGATCGTCCCAATGTTCACGGCTATCCTTTCGATACGGCTTGCTCCGCATCTTTGCCGTCATGGGGCTGATTTCGCTCACAATAATCTTCTGCACCTCTGGCAGGTGAGGAAATCGGCACGCTTGATATAGAGCCTCAGACGTTCGCAACGATACGTCGGCGATCCGTATCGGAAAACCGGGGGCCATGTTCGATAAACCGCCGAACTCCTCCGCCGTTTTGCGGAAAGAGACGACCTCAATGGCCCGGTAAACACGTGTCTCGGTAGCGACCATAATTTTCAGTTCGTTTTCCTGAGAAAGAGAGGATACCACGGATCGCCAGCCCATAGCACCAGAGGGGCATTGTTCGGGCAGTTTCGGTAGGTGACAAACAACGTGCCAAACCCCACCGTTTTCATCAGCGTGTTGCCCAATGGTCTCTGGTATTCATTTAGATTTCCACACATTGCGCGAATGCTAATCCCCTTCTTCAAAAATTCCTGCTCCAACACTTCTCGCCCTTGCGCTGAAGAGAAGATTTCTTTGGGGCCGACGCTTGCCCCCGTGCGCCAAGTTTGAGGCTTTCCGAGAGATGCAACATAGGCTGCAACGTCTTCGTCTAGCCCTTGCGAGGTCGGCCGCAGAACATCAGAATCATTGACTTTATAAAGTCCGTTCTCAATTTTTAGATAAGCCCCCCATTTAACGGTAATATTCTTTCCCGACGCTTCGATATTGCTCTTTAGATCCCTCTCTACAAAAAAGCGGCCTTGTGTATGGCTTGCTATTAAACCGATGAAAAGCTCTGCGTTAGGAGGGGCTGTATTGGTGATCCAGCTACCTAAATCTGCGCCTATCCGGCCACCGGAAAAAAGACCATCGTCAAGGTATAGGAATTTATTACCTCTATTGCATTCAGCGGTAGAAATACCGCATTCTTCCCGCAAAATTTGATCAAAGAACGTCAAAAGCTCGGTCTGTGAATGACCTCTTGGCTGAATGTTTAGGAAGTTGACTTGCCGCCAGAAAGCGACTGGGTCAGCTCCTACCCACCCATCAAAGCGTATCATTGCTTTAATAATCTTTTTGACCTTCTTTTTGGGAAAATAGGACTTACTGAGCGCATGATTCATTTCCGACAATATCGGTAGTTGAACATTTTGAGGAAACTGATTGATCCATCGCTCCACGTGATCGGGCGTCGGCGGACGCATCAACTCTGGCCGGTAATCCTCAATAGTTGACGCAATTGACGTAAGTAGTTGAGTTCTAACGTTCATTTTTCGCAATCCGTCTGATAAAAAAATTACTTAGTTAGAGCAACGCGTACTATATTAATTAAATCTTACGCACGCCTATCCTGCTCGCATTGCGAAACGCTTCACCTTATGTAGATCAGCCAGGGGCAAATCTACCGGTTTCTTAGATTTGTATGCGCCGGTAAAAGCACATGTTGCAATCCCATCGACATAATTTATGAATTCGATGGTCATCATTGGACCGGTGCCGACAAGTTGTACGCGGTCGCCTGTTTTCAGATCCATATCGGAGCACCCTCCTTGCTTCTCGAACTTTAGGGAATGCGATGCGGCCATTGTTCCCGGCACGAGCCTTATCGCGGTCTACGAACAGCTTGCCGCTCGCACTTGGTGGCAAGGCAGGCTCACTGCATGCTCAGAGTTGCACCAACGGCCACTGCAGTCCAGTGCATCAACCACGTCGAAATGATGAAAGGATGGCGCCGAGGCCATTCTCGTCTAAGCTGGCTCCGCCGTTGGCTTCAGTCCAGCCGGGTCAACCCAACTTCTTCGAGCTGCTGCCGAGCGTCGCCGACAAGCTTCTCCATCTCGTCCTCGGTCGGCTTGCTCTGGATGATTCGGAGCATCGTGTACTCGGTCTCCAGGCCAAGGATCTGCGCCTCGGCCGGTGAGAGCTTTGCCAGCGCGGCCATCTTCACGGAATCGTCGAACGCCTCGGGATCGGAGAACAGTCGATCCGTCACGTCGAGGGAGGACAGATGCACCTCCACCAGTCGCAGCGTCTCCTTCTGCACGAATGGATCGTCCCATACGAAGGCGTCGTCGATCACGGCGGCTTTCCAGATTCTGTGAAGCTCGGGCGTAATGGCCTGGAATACCCCTCTGGGCATCGGCGAGGTTCCGAGCCCTCTCCCGTACTCGGGGGTGACGTACCTCCAGACCGCGTGCTTCGGGTTGCGCCCGACCCTGACCACGAAGGCGAATCCGGCGGAGGCCGTTTTAGACGGTTCGGATACTCCGCCCTTCCGCACCGATGAGCGTTTGAGGGCCTTCGCCCGTTTCTTGTCCTTCGCCGATGGCTTCGCCGTGAGGCCGCTGAACGAGTGAGTGTGGGCGCCCGAGGACATCATGCGGGCCGAAGAGAAGACGATCGTTGTCATTTCACGATTCCTGCTGGAGGGCGTCCGGTGCTCTCTCGGGTTGGATCTCGCGCCACCGCGCCCATGCTGCTTTCACCGCCTCGGCCGCTTCCTGCTTCGTCGGGGCCTCGCCGCTCAATGCGCATCCGACCGTTCCGGGCGCGGCCTGGATGCCGTTCGCGAACCATAGCCATCGACCATCCTGCGGGCCGCCGCCCATCCGGTAGATCCGGCCGACGAGGGCGCCGTCCTCATGGGCGACGAAATCGTGGCTGCGCGCGGTGCCGGGGTAGGTGCGGGACCAAACGATGGTCATGCGGTCCGACCTCGAACGCTGCTCCGGGCCATGAGATTCCCTGTTGATCCCGTCGTGAGAATCGTATGAACGTTCTCTTTTCGTTCTCATGCAGGCCAAGATTATGCAAGCCAATCACATTGCTCAGGTCGCAGACCTTTCGGACGCCGAACACGTGGCCATCGCATACCAAGAGGCCGCTGGCGGTGACGTTTCGACGGCCCTTCTCTTCGCTGTCGAGGACATCCTCACCCTGGAGAGAAAGCTGGATGCCGCGATCAGGAAGGTCTCCCACGGCTTCGTTCGGGGCGATCTCGATTCGGTCTCCTGAGCCCAGGTTGACCCCAGCATCTTGCATCCCTGGGCGGTGGCGGTAGCATCCCCTCGATCCTGCCGATGCAGGCTCTTCAGCGTGAGGCGATCATGGCACGTCGAGTGAGAATCATGCCCGGAACTCCGACGCTCCGGTAAGTTCGGCTAGCCCGGCTTGCCTACGGCCGGCGCGGGCGTCGCATTGGCGCCTGCGCTTTCCGAGAGGCGGCGAATCTCCTCATCCACGTAGAACCGGGCCTTCTTCAGATCCTCGATCGGCGACGCGGATTTGAGCCCCGCGCGCCAAAGGTACTTCACGGCGTTGCCGACACAAAAGCTCATATGCCGGGTGATCGTGATCGCCTCCACGCCGCTCGGATGCGACGTGTAATGGGCGGGATGGTTCACCGGGTCATGCTGCGGCGCGGGCATCGTCATCTCCCTCGCGCGTGTGCTCGATGGGCTGGTCCTCGGCGACCTTGCGCCAGTCGGGCCAGCGGCGGCGGGTATTCTTGAGCTGCTTTTCCTTGAGGAGCCGGGGTAGATCCTGGGGCTTCCCGCCGTGCCGGTGGAAGCCGTCCATCGCGAGGATGATCACGTCCACCCACTCGATCAGGTCATGGGGGTCGGCCTCGATCTCGCGAAGCTCCTTGGTGATGTGCTGGATGATGCCCTTCGTGCGCGGCGCCGGCCCAAAGGTTTCTCGGCTCCAGACCATTTGCCTCGCGAGCAGCATCGCCAAGTCGCTCTTCGGTGCAGTCGGCGCCGATGCCATGAGCGGCCGGATCGCGTCGTGAACGGCGTGCATGAGGCCGGCGCCGAAATCGATCAGGAGCGCCTTCTCGGCGTCCGTGGGGGTGTGATCGCCCTCGTCGGCCCGGAACTCGTACTCCTCCGCCTCAAGCTCAAGGTCGATGGTGCCGAGCGCGGCCACGATGCGCTTGTCGGTCTCAGTCTCGTCCATGGGGTCTGTATCCGATCTTCAGTTTGTCGATGGGGGTGGTGGCGCGGCGCCGGGGAGATCCAGGGCGGAATCCAGCGGACTTGATCTGTGGGGGAGGGCGGATGCCCCGGTGGGCGTCTTCCCGACGTTTCGCGCGGGCGATGTCGGCCACGTCGTTCTTCGTCTTGGCCTTGTGGCAGGGGTCGCAAAGGACGGCGCAGTTCTCAAGGGTCGGCTCTCCGGTGAGGCCGTCCGGATTCACGTGGTCGTAGGCGAATTTCCCGAGGCTCAGCTTCGCCCCGCAGCCCGGACCTTCGCAGTGGCCGGCGGCGCGAACGAATGCATCGCGCTTCACTTTCTTCGAGAATTCCCGGCGGCTCATTACGCGGCCACCAGCCTGCGAGGCGTGCCGATAATGCCAAAGCCAAGCCGCGCCGCCCGCTCCAGCGCGACCACACCAGCCTCTCCGGCGGCGAAGAGCGCTGTTCCGTTGGATGGGCTTTCGCCTTCGGACCCATCAGGTCGGAGGAAACGGATTTTGCGGGTGAAGAGCACTGCGCCGGCCCTTTCCCATGCGGGCCAGAACCAAGGCGCGGACGTCCGATCCGGGGTGAGGGCGATGCCGTTCCCGTGCTCGAAGAATCGGTCCAGCCACGGGGCCTTATCCTTCCGGCCGCCGAACGGGGGATTCATCCACACGTAACCAAACCATGGCTCCGCCAAGCCATCGCCGGCCAAGAATGTGCGAGCCGGGACGTGCGACACGCCGTATCGAGCGGGCGCCACATCGAGGTCGAAGCTGCAACCAAGGGCCTCGAACACCTGGGGCGGCGTGTACCACTCGTCGGAACGGCCAAGTGCTTCGTGGCTCATGGCACGACCTCGTCGCCGAACACGACGCCACGCTCGGCTCCGAATGCATGGATCAGCTCCAACAGGTCGCTGAACTCGGCCTTCGTCATGGTCGACGTGCGCATGCCGAGGGGGACGACCGTTCCGGCGTCGATGCCGGGCACTACGCGGGCCTTGCGGAGCGAGGCGGTGAAGATATCCTTCCAGTCGTCCGCCGAGAGGATCGCGCCGTACCACTCCACCTGACGGGACACGTCGCCCAGAGCGGCCCACAGCTTCCGATTCTGTTCGTCCGATCGCTTGGCCTCGCGGAACTCGACGCGTGTCCCGTGCGGGGCGTTTCGAATCCACGTCGCGGCGCGCTCGCGGACATGGTCGGCGGTGAGGAAGAGGGTGCTGCCGTTCATGGCGCTGCGGCATCCGAAGCAAGCGCCTTCTCGATGGCCTTCTTGACCTCCAGGGCATCGCCGGGGGCGTGCGCCCAGAACTGCTTGAGCCCCTCCCGATTGCGGATCTGCCAGCCTCGGATCGCCGATGGCTCGTCGATATGGTTCAGGATGAACGCGACGGCCTTATCGGCGAAAACACCCACGGGGACGGGTTCGAGGGGGGCCATGGGCTCCCACGAGGTGAGGATGGTCTTGCCGGCGCCGATGCGCTCCATGCGATCCTGAGCGGCACCCTCGGCGGCAGCTTCTGAAGGGAGCATGTCAGCGACGCGGGTGCGGTCGATCTCCTCGGCCACGTAGACGTTGGACAGGTCGTCCGGCCATGCCTTGCGGATCGCCAGGGCCTCGGCGACCTTGGCCAGCATAAGCCGGGGCATCTTTCCCCACTGGCCTGACGTGTCGAGGGTCTTGTTGCCCGTAGGACCGCGCCGGCCAGTCTCCCGGTTCTCTGCCCATTCGTCGCGCAGGGGGGCATACTCCTCCCAATAGGCCGAGGCGGTCACCTTGAACCAAGCTCCGTGCGAATGCTTGAAGCATCGTACCGTGGCCTTGATCAGCCCGGCCGGGTTGTTCGTGCTCTTGAGGGCCGCATCGGTATCGTAGGTCGGCTCTTCCTCATCGGGCCGATATGCGCCCGTGCGATCCGCGATCGAACGCAGACCGTCGATCGCCGTGATGATCGTGAGCTTCCTCTTGTCCGGCTTGTCCTTGTTATGGACGATCGCGAACACCTGCCGGCGAAGGGGATCGAGCCTCAAATGGCGCGCGGTGTGCGCGAAGAGATTGAACTCGTCGTCGTTGGTGTCGGCGGCGACAGTCCGGCGGATAAGCGCGAGCGTCTTCGCGTCGTAGGACTGTGAGGGAGAGGGCAGGGCGACAACGTTCGACATCACTTAGGCCCTCCGAATTGAGATGGTCTTGCCGCCGTTGCTCAGCGTCGCGCCGGGGACGGACTTGCTGTCCTTCAGGGCGTTGCGGACGGCGGCCGAATCGAGCTTAGGGGGCTGCGGCGTCCAGTACTCCGAGGGGATTTCACTCTCTTCGACGATCAGGAGCTTCGGCTGTACCGGTCTGGTCGAGACGGTGCCCGTTGTCGTGGTGATGCCGGGACGGCCCGAGATTTCCAGGGTTGTGAGGAGCAGCACGCGCTTCTCGTCAGCCCGCTTCTCCATGGCCGCGATGCGCTGGCCGAGCGTGTCGCGGTAGGTCTTCAGTCCGGCCGCCAGCGCTTCATCCTCGCCGATCGAGGCGACAAGCCGGCCACACAGCCCCTCAAAATCGACTTCGCCTTCCAACGTGTCCCGCAAGAATTCGTCGTCACCGCCGGCCAGGGCAGCAATCTGCTCCCGGAGCACTTTCGCCGCCTCGATCTCGCGCGCCGCGTCGAACGCAATACTTATGTCGCGACGCGGCTTGCGAGGGCTGGGGAGGGATTGGGTATCGGTGGGCATGCGCGACAGTGGCCCGAACCGATCTCAGCGTCAACCCTATTCTGAAGTATATCTTTCCTTACGATACACCGAATCGTTAGTACGTCAAGTATAGCTGCCGTCGACCCAAGCATGATTCTGTATTTCTCCGCTGAATCCGCGTAATCATATATTGACATGCGATCGAACACGCACGATTGTCGGCCTGCGGTCACGTTGGGTGGCTGCTTAGATCAGATTCGGTCGGGATGATTCAGTCCTCATAAGGCCGTTGCTGATTCCGTGGAGTTTTTGATATGTCCTCTACTTCCCCTTTCGGCATCCACGGCGACGAAAAGGTCGCGATCTTTATCGATGGAGCTGGGGTGTATTCGGCGGCGGCAGCCCTCGGATTCGCTGTGGATTTTGGTGCACTGCTCGCTCAGTTCGAAGGTTTGTGCCGCTTTACGTCCGCGCGATACTATATCTCTGTAAGTCAAGATACCGAATACAATTCGCTTCAGCCCCTGATCGACTGGACGTCATTCAATGGATATTGCGTGACGCGCAAGACGCCAAAGGAATACATCGGAGCGGACGGAAAGAAGCGGCTCAAGGGGAACGTCGCTGTCGAGATGACCATCGACATGATCCGAGCCGCCGAGCGGTGCGATCACCTCGTCCTGTTCTCTGGTGACGGCGACTTCACGGCCGCTGTTCAGGAGGCGCAGAGGCGGGGAGCGCGTGTCACCGCTGTATCAACGATCGCTTCGAGCCCGGCGATCGCGTCGGACGAACTTCGGCGGGCGGTTGACCGCTTCGTTGATCTGAACAGCCTCAAGGGCGTCCTCGCGCTTCCCCCTAAGCCCTCCCGTCAGATCCTCACGCGGGCGGTGGCATAATGGGCAACGTTGATATTCGATCGGTCGCCATCGAGTGCGCCGAGGACGTCCTCCGGGCTTGGCGGTCCTGTCTGGTGGACGACAAGAGCACCAGCACCCGTGCGGTCGTCGACCTCAAGCTGGAGAAACTGATCGAGCTTCTGATGGATAACTTCCACGGCGAGCTTGATGCGGATCAGGTCAATCGGGTTTTCGACGCGAAAACCTCAGCGCTTCGTCATCACGAGCTTGCCGAAGTGCCCGAGGCGATAGTCCCGGTCGCGGTGATGCGGGAAGTCCTCCACACCCACAAGGTGATGTTCGACCCGCGCAACGTCGCGAATTGGGGCAGCTTCGCTGGGCGTTTCGGCCGCGTCATCACCGGGTACGGCGGATGAGCGGCGGCGGCCCCCTGCCCGTTAGGGAGTTTTCCTCTGTCGAAGAGATGCGGGCGCACGCGCGGGCTGTGAGAGAGCGGTGCTTTGGTGCTGCCCCTCCTCGCCCAGCTCCGAAGCCGGCGCCGATGTCATCGCTGCCGATGGCGGCGGTAACTTCTGCTCGACCAGAGGTCGTGGATCTGCTCGATACGCCCTGGGCCGATATGCCGAAGACCCTGAACAGCATGATGAAGGTCGTCGCTCGGATCACCGGCCTGCCTCTTGCTCACATCCTCGGCCCGCGCAGAACCGCTGCCCTGGTCAAGGCGAGGATGATCGGTTTCTGGGCCTGCCGCAGGTTCGTTGGCCGTTCGTGGCACCAGATCGGCACCGTGGGGGGAGGGCGCACGAATAGCGCGGTGATGAGCGGCGTCCGCAGGGTCGGCTTGGTCATTGTCGCCCTTAAGATCCCCCCTGAGACCAACGGCCTCGACGCGATGAGATTGCTGTGGGAGGCGGACTGGCCTCGCTTCACTAGGGAAGATCTAATTGAGGCGCGTCGCGCGCTACGGGGAGCGCCGTCCCTCTTCGATCCGGGGCATAGACTGGACCTCTACTCGGTCTCCGAATTGAACCTCGCGGTGAAGGGGGCGGTCGAATGACCCCGCCGCGTCGCTCCGTCCCGATCGTCAGCGACCATGCCCTGGTCCGGTACATGGAAAGGGTCATGGGCGTGGATGTCGAGGCGATCCGCGCCGAGATCTTGGAAGAGGTCGCCGCGTCTCTCGCCGCTCCTCGTCGCGCCCGGCCTGACCCTCTCGAAACGCATCGGTTCGTCATCGATGGCGATGCCCTTGGGGGCCGCGTGGTCACGGTCCTTCCGCCCGGACGCCCTCCCAAAGGCTCGCCCAAACTGCCCGGATTTCACGTCCCTCGTCTACTTCAGAACAAAAGGTGAATCTACATGTCAGAAGCCACTGCAACCCCCGTCGAGCCGACCTCCTCGGAAGCGGCGGACGCTCTCCGTGCCTTCGTCGAAAGGGCCGAGTTCGTCCTCGCGGAAATCACATCCCTGAAAGAGGACGTTGCCGGGATCTTCTCGGAAGCCCGAGGTCAGGGCTACGACGTGAAAGCCCTGCGCCGGGTCATCGCCCTGCGCAAGAAGGACTCCGACGAGCGCAAGGCCGAGGATGCAGTCGAGCTTCTGTACCGCGAAGCCCTCGGGCTGGTCTGAAATGGCAGAAGAAACGCTCCTCTCCGCCTCTCGCAGGGCCGTCCGGTTCCTGCGGATCGACGACGCCCACGGCGGTCTGCTCTCGCGCGAATCGATCTCGGCCATCGATACCCTGGACAGGATGGTGCGGGCAGAGAGCACCCGCCTTGATCAAGCCAGGGCGGATGCCGATGCGGTCGCCGCCGAGTCTGAACGGGCGGCCCTTTGACGATGAAGGATGTCGAGGGGCCGATCCACCGGGCGATTCTTGGGTATTTACGCTCAACGCTGCCGCACGCGTGGATCGTTCAGCACTGCGCGAACAAGCCCCGGAGCGCGATGCAGGGCGCCCGCGAGAAGGCCATGGGCGCCATCTCGGGGTGGCCTGACCTTGCCGTGTTCGGACAGATAGATGGCGCCCCGAGGGTCTTCTTCTTGGAGGTGAAGCCGCCTCGCGTGTCGGTGCCGGCTCATCAGCGAGAGATCCACGATCGCCTGAGGGACATCGGGTTCGGCGTTCGGGTCGCCCGGTCGGTGGATGACGCTCGCCTTGCCGTCGAGGCGTGGGGCCTGCCGTCTCTGGATGCCTCGATCAAGCATGGTGATGGGTGATGATCCAGCCGCCGCACCGGACGTCACCAGATCCAGTTGCCGCCGCCCGCATCGCCGCCTCGCGCCCCGGCATGGCGCATTGGGCGACGACAGGGCCTGAAGGAACGACGTGCCGCGAATGTAGCGCTTGGGGCAAGGGCGCTCGGTTTCGCCGCCGTGGTGGTTCGCTGGCGCCGCGTCGCTGCACGAAGTTCTCAAACCTGATGCAGGGGGCGACCGGGGCGGGAGTGCCGCATGCCACGCCGTCGTGTCGGCACTTTCAGGCGAGGGGAAGCGCCCCTCCCATCGAGCCGCGAAGGTCTTTTGAGTAAGGGCCGCTGCACCCAAAGAATCGCCCGACAGCAAAAAAAACCCTTTCTACTACGACCGGCAGTAAGCGCCCTGCGCCACTCTTCAAGCTCTTCTGCCTCGATCTATCGTAATGACTTAACGCTTACTGCTGCCGCTTGACGGATTTCGAAGTCAACATATAGTAGATCGGCAGGACTCCGAAGCACTCGCTTGACGTACATTTCAGCTATAATTATCAATATCCCTACGCAATTAGGCGTTATGGGATTCACGGGAATGGCCAAAGACCCATCGATTAAGACGATACTTTCTAGATGGCCTTCGGATTCCGAGGTTGCGGCTGATCTTGGATTCCGAGACATTTCTCTCGTGGCTGTGTTTAGGAATCAGGGACGAATCCCAGTGAGATACTGGGGCGCGGCGGTGGATTCCGCTCGTAAGCGCGGCATTCGAGGCGTTAGCTTTGCGTCTCTCTATCGGATGTGGCTTCGCGCTTCGACGTCAACCGCAACCCGGTCGCGGGTGGCGTCATGATCGGGATCGCCAGCACTGCGGTTTATCTCGGCAGCGAGAATGACCACTCGTTCGTTCAACTGTGGGATGACGGGCTCGGCGAATGGCCGGCGCCGCTTGCCGAGGAAGTCAGGTCCGGTCCGTTCGTGCCTGCCGGCTTTCTCGAAGGAATTTCACGCGATGACGTCGCCGTGGAACTCAGGCTGCTTACCGACGCAATCGTTGTAGACGAAGATGGGGGCCTCGTCTTCGATGCGGACCCGGATTACGTCGAAGCGATGCTCTCGGCTTGGCTTGCCTCTCACCCTCGGCGCGCGAGGGCGATGCAATGAGCGGCCTCGCGCTTCCTCCTGCCGAAACCCTTGATCGGTTGATCGAGTATCACCGTTCGATCTCGGAGGCCGAGATCCAATTGTCCCGGTCTCTCGCAGCGCTGGCCGAGAGGGATGCCGCGATCGAACGCCGTAATGGCGGTGACGTCTACAGCACGGGCTCTCAGATCGCTTCCGACAGAAATCGGACTCGCGCGAGATGGTCGGCGGTGACGGCCGATTCCCTGCTGGCCTTGCGTGATTTCGCCTACCCACCGGCTCCGGAGCGGTTGCATCCGGACCGTCCGAAAAAGGTCTTCACCGGCCACCTGAAGCGACCCGAGGATACCTCGGCGGGGCTTCGTTTCCCGCCGTGACCTGACGGGCATCGCGCCCGGCCAAGACTACCAACCACATCGTCGGACCCCATGGCCGGCTCCCTCGGGAGGCCCGGAACGGTATTCCTATGGCTGCTTCCCTTCCAGAGGGCGCCTCGGCCTCCACGAGTCGACCTGAGCCTGCTCCATGCCGAGGGGACCGCGTGAGCGATCGTCGCTGCGGTTCTCATAGCCCGATCAATGGGCTGCGGCTGACGGATATCGGGAGGATCATCTTCGGCCGGCACCGGGGGGCTTGCGCGGATCTGGGGCTGGCCGAGCGGTACCTCGACGCTGCCCTCCCGCACATCATCGGCTCGCGCATTCGCTGGCTCAGCGCTGTCCGCAAGTGGGTCGCCCGGCACGTGCCCGCCCTCGCCGAAGCACATGGCGATGCCTGGATCGAAGCGAAGGCGCGCGCATGTGAGGCGGTGTCGTCCGGCCGATACCCCTCCTCAGACCATCTGGCTCGACTGCTTGGGGTCACCGTCGCCGAGGTGGCGGAATTCGGTCTCCGCATCATCCCGGCCGCGTCGCGGACGAAGGCGGTTCGGACGAGGGATCGGCTGGCGGCCAACGCGGCGCATCAGGCGCTTAAGCGACAGTCGCGGGGCTCAACGCCACGCGTGAAATCCAAGGCCCAAACGAAGCCTTGGGTGGCCGAAGGGGTCAGTCGTTCGAGCTGGTATGCCGCCCGGAAAAATCCGGCAAATCCGACGAATCCCTCACCCGAAATGTGGGGTTGGACGATTTCGTCAGCATCAATTCCGTCGATGGCCGCTTTGGACGAATTCGTCAGCATCACTAAAGAACTCTACCTTCCGTATAAACAGGACGGAGAGAGCCTGGACGCTCCTCGGTTGACCTCGCCTTGTCCGGAACAGTCCGAGGGTGAGGGACAGGTCGATCCTTGCCAGGAACAGGACTTGGGTCGCGAAGACCGGGTCGGGTCACCTCAACCGGATCAGGATACGCCGCAGACAGCCAAGTCTCTCATCCTGGCAAGGCATCTCGACGGTCGGACAGCCTCGGCCCAACCGGAAGAACTCGGAACAGTTAGCTCTCACCCGCGCGAGGGCTGGCCAGACCCCGCCGAGGCGCGAGGACGGCCGGGAAGCGGTCAGAGCAGGGCGAGTGCGGATTTCCGACTGAAGCCCGCCAGCGGACCCGCTGAGTCGATCCAAGCCCGGTCCCGATGTCCCCCGGCCTTCCGCCTGCCGCCCCCGTCTTCCTCGTTCTCGATGCCGCTGGGATTCCTCCGATGAGACAGCTTTACCCCGACCAGATCGACGCCCTGAGCGCCCTGTACTCAGCCCTCCGCTCGGGGAAGGGCAGGCCGATGCTGATGTTGCCGACCGGAGCAGGCAAGACCGTCATCGCGTCCGAGATCGTCAAGCGGGCATTGGCCAAGGAGAAGCGAGTCACCTTCGTCGTCCCTGCGATCGCCCTGTGCGGACAAGCCGTGGAGTCGTTCGAGGCTCACGGGGTCGACCCGGAATTGATCGGCATCCGGCAGGGCGATCACCCTCGCTGGCATCCCGAGCGGCCCGTTCAGGTCGGCACCGCCCAGACGATCCTGAAGGGCGCGATCAGCCCGGCGGACGTGGTTCTGGTGGACGAGGCCCATCAGGTTTTCGCCAAGATGAAGCCGTGGATGGAAGCCCCCGATTGGAAGGGCGTACCGTTTGTCGGCCTGTCCGCGACGCCGTTCACTGCGGGGCTCGGCAAGCTGTATGACACGCTGATCCAAACGACCTCGACATCGAAACTGATCTCGGCCGGTCGGTTGTCGCCGTTCCGGGTGTTCGCGCCGGGCGAGCGCCCCGATCTGACGGGTGTTCGGACTACGGCCGGCGAGTACAATCAGGCCGACCTGACCAAGGCCGTGAACAAGCCCAAGCTCGTGGCCGACATCGTAACGACTTGGCTTGAGCGGGCTGAGATGCGCCCGACCTTCTGCTTCGGAGTCGATCGAGCGCACGCCAAGTCGATCCAGGCGGCATTCCAGAAGGCTGGAGTACCGTGCGGGTACATTGATGGGTTTGCCGAGCGCGAAGAGCGCAAGGAACTGTTCCGGGCGTTCAAGGCGGGCGAGATCCGAGTGGTGTCCTCGGTAGGATGCCTAACAACGGGGGTTGATGCGGACGTCAGGTGCCTGATCCTGGCCCGTCCGACGAAATCCGCGATGCTCCACGTCCAGATCGTCGGGAGGGGCCTGAGAACGGCGCCGGCCGACAGCCCGTTCGGTCCCAAGGCCGACTGCATCATCCTCGACCACACGGATAATCACGCTCGGCTCGGATTTGTCACCGACATCGGCCTTGACCGCCTCGATGACGGGAAGCCGAACAAGGCCGGCAAGCACCAGATCCAGGCGAAGGAGGAAGCGCTTCCGAAGGTCTGCCCGTCCCCATCCTGCTCGTTCCTGAAGCCGCCCAATGTTCATGTGTGCCCCTCGTGCGGGTTCGAACCGGCCAAGCCGACGACGATCGTTTGCGAGGAAGGATCTCTAATCGAGGTGACCCGTGCCGATGCTGCTCGGGCCAAGGCGCAAGCCAAGGCGGATCTCGCGGAGCAGCGTTCGATCCTTGGTCAGCTCCAGAGCTGCGCGGCCCTGCGTGGTCACAGCCGGGGCTGGGTCGCCCACAAGTACAAGAGCTGGTTCGGGGAGTGGCCGGATGCTCATCGGAATGTTCCCGATGTCGATCCCAGTGCGCGCGTCCTGTCGTGGATCAAGGCCCAGAATATTCGCTGGGCCAAGGGTCGCGAAAAGGCGGGCGGATTCCGCGCTCCGACCGCGTCGGCTGCTGCCGCTCCGGTAGGAGTCCGTTGATGCAGCGCCAGACGACCGTCGATCGGATGAAAGGGCGCTGGCCCGAGGCCCTGCAGAAGCTCGGAATCGACAGGAAGTTTCTCGTTGCCCGTCATGGCCCCTGTCCGGTCTGCTCGGGGCGTGATCGGTTCCGATTCGACGACAAGGAGGGCTCCGGCTCCTTCTTCTGCTCGGTCTGCGGCCCAGGAGGGGGCATCGCGCTTGCAATGCGGTTCACCGGCAAGCCGTTCAATGTCGTGGCGGAGGAGCTTGATAAGCTTCTACCCGCTCTCGGTCCTGCCTGCACGTCGCCGCCGATTGCGCTACCCGCCAAGACCGACCGTAAGCGGCTGGCCCGGCTGTGGACGAAGGAGTCCACCGCGATACGGCCCGACGACGCTGCTGGTTTGTGGCTGGCTAAACGGGCCGGGGTCACTGCCGTCCCGTCATGCCTGCGCTACCACCCACGCCTCTTTCACGGTGCGACGAAGACGCTGCATCCCGCCATGCTGGCTCGCGTGCAAGCTCCAGACGGGGCGGGCTGCCAGATCCACCGCACCTACCTCACGGACGCCGGCGACAAGGCTGCGGTGACGCCGCAACGCGCGGTGATGCAGTCGCCTATGCCTCGCGGATCGGCGATTCGGCTGTTCCCGGTCGTCGGAACCTCCATGGGTGTCGGGGAGGGCATCGAGACTTGTCTCTGCGCGGCATCCCTTTACGGCCTGCCTGTTTGGTCCGTCCTAAACGCCGGGGGCTTCAAGGATTGGAGGCCGCCGGATGGTGTCGAGGAGGTGGTGATCTTCGCCGACAACGACGCCAACGGTGTGGGCCAGAACGGGGCATACGCGCTCGCTGCCGCGCTGGCCCTGGAGCGGTACCGTGTGCGGGTCGAAATCCCGCCGACCCTGGGCACGGACTGGCGTGACGTCTGGAGCCAGTCCCGATGCACGCCCTAACCGTCCTGCCTCTGCCGCTCTTCGTGCAGGGCACCGCGTTCGTTTGGTGGATCTCCCCGCTGGGTGCGACCGGAACAGTGGACCTCCGCGCTTCGAAGGATTTCACCGCGTGGATCGAGGCGCGCGGATACTCGCTTGATGCCGGAATCATCGGGGTCGAGATAACCCCCGAGGATGTGGTCGAGTGGAAGCTTCGGTGGGTATAGTCCGCCATCCATACGCCGATCGCAGCCGTGTGAGCGTACAGATTCCGTAAAGATTCAGGCCGGGCTGGCGCGATATTTGGTTGGAATCCAATTCGTAGCGCAACGCGAATATCGTCGATTGTGTAGCCTGCGCCGTCGTAGCGTTATGGAAGCGCTTTTTGTTTGATCTCTGCATCAATGGCGTCTAACGCTCAATCGGCACGGGAGCAGAAAGATGTCGAATGTAAAAGGAATCATCGACCGATTTGATTCAGCGTATGAGGTGGCGCGGGCACTGAATCTACGCAACACAGGTCAGGTCGGGCAGATGATAAAGCGAGATTCGATACCTGCTTGGCACTGGGTAAGGCTCGTCGAGGCCGGAAAAGAGCGCGGCATCGTCATCACGTTCGAGGAGCTTGCTCGCATGCATGCGCGGCCCACGCTGACGACGGCAAGGCCGATCCAACTCGCTCATTGAAGTGACGGGCGGCTTCACACGCCCGCCACCCCATCAATGCCGAGGCCCTGCACGGACCTCTGCATCACACCCACGGTTCAGGAGACCGCAGATGAGCAGCGATACAAATTTTCCGGTCGTTTCGGAAGCCAACATTGGAGCCGAACGGGTCCAGACAGTGGATGCTCGCGAGCTTCACGCCTTCCTCTGCGTCGGCCGAGATTTTACAACATGGATCAAGGAGCGGATCGTCGCCTACGGCTTTGTCGAGGGCACGGACTTCGTAGTCACACAAGATTTGCGGTCCCCCGTTTCGGGGAGCACAAAATCTCGGCCTCAGGTTTCGAGCGAGTACGCCATTACCCTCGACATGGCCAAGGAGCTTGGCATGGTCGAACGCAATGACCAGGGCAGGCGGGTCCGGCAGTACTTCATTGATTGCGAGCGCCGGCTGAAGGGTGGCGCGACGCTCGATCCCATCGCCGTGCTGAGCGATCCCGCTGCGATGCGCGGCCTGCTCCTTGGCTACACCGAGCGGGTAATCGCGCTGGAATCCCGCGTCGCCGAGATGACACCTCAGGTCGAGGCCCTGGACCGAATCGCGGACACTTATGGCACCTTCTGCCGATCGACCGCCGCAAAGATGCTCAACGTCCCGCCGCAGACGCTGACCCGCTGGATGCGGACTAACGGATGGACCTTCAGGCGACCGGGCGGCAAGGACGACATCGCATATCAGTCCAAGATCAACGACGGGCTCCTTGAACACAAGATCACGACGGGCCTGCGGCCGGACGGGACGGAGTGGTCGTCGACACAGGTTCGGGTGACGGCAAAGGGTCTGACATCCCTGGCCAAGGCGTTTCCGCCCGCTGCGTGCGCGGCGTGATGAGCGCTGAGCAAAAGGACCGGCAGGCCGTGCCCGTCCTCGCCGGATCTCCGCGCGACGTGGCCGCCATCCTCAACGATCCCCTCGTCCGGGCGGTGCTTGCGCGCTTCCCTGGCGCCTGCATCACCGACGTGCGGGTGAAGCCGTCCGTCCAGGCTGCTCGGAAGAGGCGGTCATGAACGAGAGGTACGCCCTCGAAGTCTGGGGGGACACTCCTGCCTCGCCGACGACCGTCCGGCTTCGGCCCATGGCGGATGACAGCGACGGCTGGAGCGGATTCGCCCGGCTCGGCGGGGAGCGCGGATCGGATCTGCGCGACTGGCTTGCCGACCGGGATTTCACGGCGGAGCCCGGTTACCTGTCCGTCTTCCTCATCCCGTCTGCGACGGCGCTCGAAATCCGAATGCGATGGTTCTGATGGAGCCGGTCGCCGATGCATTCTCTCATGACGTAAAGGTCACGTGGCCATGTCCAACCCCATGCACTTGCCCATCAGACACATATGGGCACACCATTTCCCGCAGACCAAACCGCCGACGCTTCCGTACGTAGTGCAGGTACTCGGGGCTTTGACGTGGCCCAATGGGGCAACGATTCTTCTAGGCCCCTCGCACACCGTGGGCGCGATAGAGGAAAGAAACTTCGCCAATGCGCGCCTTATCGAGCTGGAAGAAGTCCCCGCCTTCAATGAGTGGATGGCCAAGAGGGGGCACCTATTGGCCACGAACGCGGCGACAATCGCACTTACCGGAGAACAGGCAACCGAGTTCAAGGTTCGGTGGTTGTGATGACCTACTCGATTGAGGTGTATCGCTCGCCGGTCGAAAGCGGCTGCGGCGACGGCGGTGTCCATCTTGCCCTCAATGAGATCCGGCAACTCGACGGGGCGCCTGCGCCGCGCAGCCGGCTCCGCGATGTCGACGTGCCCGTGTTCGTCGAGTGGATGCGGGAAAGGGGCCACCGTGTAGGCTGGGGCTGGACCGATCTCCGCCTCGGTGACGACGAAGCGCTCGAACTGAGAATGCGCTGGCTGTGA